ACTTTTAGATCAAAAAATCCGATTGATCCATCTGGAAGCATAAAGTTAACAAAAACAGCAGCATCTGGTTGGAATTATTTTGATGCTGACGAGTTGGTTCAAATTAGTAGCTCTATGGAGCTTTCTGTTAGCACAAGCGTGGCGGTATCTAATACTTCAAGTATTTATTTAGAGCTGAAGTCATAATGCCAATTATTGTTCCAGAAAGTGTTTTTGATAAATATTACGATGTTATCGATTCTACGTTTACCATTTTTGGTGTAACGTGTCAATTGATATATATTGATACTGTTGAAGAAATATCAAACACCTATAACAATATTCCAGACAATAGATCTATAAATGCCCATAGAAGAAAACAAGAACAATATCGTAGAGAAGATAAAGTTATAAAAGAAATAGAGAAAAAGGAAGACATAAAACTGAAAGTTTATTGGGATAATAAAAGCTGGGTGAGAGTTGGTGCTAATATAGTCACCCCTAATAATGGCATACAAACAATATTTTTTGCTACAGATCTTCCAAAGATAAATCGGGCAAAAGAACTTTTAGTTCACAAAGATATTAAAGACTTGCAAGAAATGAAGTTTAAAAAATTTGGTGAACCGTTTCCAATGGGGCTTAGACAAAATCGATATTTTGGTTGTTTTTGGGAAGCCGCATAATGGGGATAAAAATAACTTCTGGAATAAAAAAAATAGAGAAAGATATAAATCGGGCATTAGCTAGAGATTTAGATGTTCGCATAGGTAAAAATAGAAATAAAGTTTTAAGAGCCATAAAAACTTCCTCTATTGTTTGGCTTGAATCACAGCCAGAAATTATAAGCCTGCGACAAACATCTGCCCCAGGAAGCTTATCTTCTATATTTGGTATAAACGAAGGCGATGCCGACTCAATAGTAAATCAAATTATTCAAGCAATTTCAGAATCTATTAATTTAAATATTGGAAAGTCTAATCAATTTTCAAAGACTTTGATAGAGCTTAATTTCCAGCCAAAAGATTTTAATAATTTACTCTCAATTTCTGGCACTAAAACTTTAATAGAAGGTGGGTCCATTCCTTGGCTTGAATGGTTATTAACTAAGGGTGATGCAATTATTATTTCTGGTTATTACTATAAGCCGTTTTTGAATAAAGGAAGATCTGGTGGTGGTTTAATGATTCCTGGGGGTGTCTTTAGGGTTCCTCCAGAATTTTCTGGAACTGTAGAAAATAATTTTATAACAAGAACTTTCGAAGGCAAACAAGAAGAAATAGGTGTCATTTTAAGGAGGTTGCTAGATTGACTAGCTTTATTCCTTTAAAAGGCTTTAATACTGTATTTGATTCCACCCTGAATAATGAAATTCAAGACGGAATAGTAGAATATTTTGATTGGGCCCTTTTAGAAAAAGGTAATTATTTTAATGTTACCCTTGGCGAAATATCCCCAAGCGGAGAAGACTATAGTAGATTGAAGCTGTCTGAAAATGAATCTTTCCAAAAAGGATGTGTATGGGAAGGGTTTAGGAAAAACTGGGTTTGGCAAAGTGGTGTAAGTTTTAATCCACCCCCAATTGTTGGGACTAATAATTCCAAGCCCGGAATTTCTGGTGTTTATGTAAATAGCACTTTTTATCCCTCAACAACAACCGGCCCCTATTCTCATTATGTAGATTATTACAATGGGCGCGTTGTTTTTAATTCGCCCATTCCAACCGGATCAATTGTTCAGGCCGAATATTCTTATAAATGGATTAATATTATTTATCCAGATAATGTTCCTTGGCTTAGATATATTCAAACAAAAACCCTTGAACCTGCCGGGTCCGTTAACATTCCACCAGAAGCAAGAATTCAATTACCAGCAATAGCGGTAGAAATTGTTCCAGTTCGTAAATTTAAGGGATATCAGCTTGGTGGTGGTCAGTGGGTATATACAGATGTTATTTTCCACTGTCTTGCTGAAGATGAGCATACTAGAAATAAATTAGTTGATATAGTTTCTTTACAAAATAATAAATCAATATATGTTTTTGATAGCAATGCTATCAATTCAGCCAAAGAATTTCCCATTGATTACCGTGGAGTCCCCGTTTCTGGAGCTTTAAGATACCCAGATTTAGTGAATAAATATAATGGCGGTCTTTTGATGTTTACTAATTCTGTAACTAGCGATATGATTTCATATGGCACAGATATTTTTGGCGGTATTGTAAGAGTTACAACTGAGGGTGTAAAAACAAACATTTAACTTTTTTGTGTATAATTATAAGAATTCTTTCCAGAGGAGATAATATATGTCAGCTAATAATAGAATATTTTATGCCTGTCAAGCAGTAGTTGTTGCTCCAACCGGCTCTAGTATAGATCAGCTATATTCTAGTGATGTTGTTCATGGTCTTCAGAGCGTTGGTATTACAACAAATTTTAATCTTGAACAAGCTTTTGAGCTTGGTCAGCTTGAAATTTATGAAAACATCGAAGGAATTCCAGATGTAGAAGTTACTTTAGAAAAAGTGCTTGATGGATACCCTCTTATATATCATTTAGCCACCACTGGAGCCACTTCTGAAAACTTAACAGCTAGATCGAAACAAAGGTGTGATTTATATCTAGCTATTGGTCAAGAAGAACGCTCTAGTATGACTTTTAACAATGGCGTTTATGATCATGTCGGCGTTGCTTGTACTGGTATGTATACTTCAAGTGTTAGTTATACCATACCTGTCGATGGTAATTCAACAGAATCTATTACTCTTGTTGGAAATAATAAAAAATGGTTTACCAACGGTTCTGCATTTAATAACTCAGACACATTATTTGATAATCTTGATGGTTTAGATAAGCCGCTTGCTTTAGCCCCAGGAAGCGGCGGTGTTCAACGAAGAGAAGACGTACTGCTAGACAAGTGTATTTTGCCTCAAAGTATACAGGGTGTTAATGGCACCGGTGTTGGAAACGGTTGTTTTGGCACTCCTCCGTCTCTTTCTTCTGGTAACAGAGTTCATATTCAAAATATTACTATTAGTACAGATTTTGGTCGTGAAGACATATTTGAGCTTGGTCGCAAAACTCCTTATTATAGACCAGCCGGTTTTCCGATTGAAGTTACTTGTGAAATTGAAGCAATTTCGGTTTCTGGTGACTTTGTTACAGCTCTTGAAGATGGAGATCCTTTGTTATACAACACCGATGCTTCTGGTAACAATACTAGAGAAGAAGCTATTTTTATTAGAACCAGAGCCGGTTATGGCTGGGATCTTGGCAATAAGAATAGACTAACAAGCGTTAGTTACGGGGGAGGCGATGCTGGTGGGGGCAACGTGAGTTGTACTTATAGTTATTCTAATTTTAACGTTCTTGATATTCAACATAGTGGAACTATAAAAGTGACTAAACTTGGCCACCTTGTTAATGTTTAATGGAAAATATTACAACTTGCGATAGCTAAATATTTAGGATAAGCAAGTAAGTTGTAATATAAAGGACAAGTCTATGAATAATGTACTCCCGTCATGAGGTTTTTATGAAGCAGCATGAACGGGAGTATTTTATTTCTAGAATAAGATCTGGAATTCTTTTTATAAAAGAACCGGGAATATCTTTAAAAATAGTTACACCAACAATTCTTGAAGAATATCAAATTAATGAAACATATAATCAATCTTATGTAAATGCAATAAACGATGGAATAAAAACCGAGAAAGAAATAACAGAATGGATGATTGAAAAAGAGCTTTGGACAGATGATGATGAAAATAAATTAAATGGAATTAAAAAAGATATTGATAAATTAAAAATAGAAATTTTTAACTCTAGAAATAATCATAGCTTAGTACAAAAAATACGTCTCTATTTAAGAGAGGCCGAAAAACATCTTATTAAACAAATAAATAAAAAAAATTTATTTTATGAAAATACATGTGAAAGCATTGCTTCATTAGATAGATCTTTTCATTATTTAAAATTATGTACATATTTAAATGATAAATTATATGATTTTGAACTTTATTCATTGGAATATATTTTGCATAAATATTATAGTTTAATGTTACCTGAGCCACAGTTGAGAGAATTAGCTAGAAATGAACCCTGGAAAACTTTGTGGATTTTAAATGGTTCAAATGTATTTAAATTATTTGATAATTTTGAACGGCAACTATCAATTGATCAGAGGAATTTATTAATTTGGTCAAAAATGTATGATAACATACAAGAATCTGTAGATTGCCCATCGGAAGATGTAATTAATGATGATGACATGTTAGATGGGTGGTTTTTATTACAAAAAAACAAAAGAGATAAAGAAAAAGCGCAAAGAGAATTTGAAGAAACAAACACAAACTCAAAAATTAAAAATGCTGACGAAGTCTTTATTATGGCAAATAGTAAAGAGGATTTTGCAAGAATAGATAATATGAATGATATTCATCAAAAAATGATAAAAAAACAAAGGTTTGAAACAATAAAGAAGAAAGGCGAAGCTTCTCAGCTCGATTTTCAAGATGAAAAACTTAAATTAGCACAAGTATCAAATACTATGTTCAGGGATAAATTTAGGAGGTAATATGGAAGATTTGTCAAAAATAACTGAATATAAGCAACTTAGAGAAGATAAATATAAACAAGACTCTAAAGACAGGCTTTCTAAAATATTAAAGAAAAAAGTTGAAACAACAATGATTGGGGCCCTATCTTCTATAGAAGAGCACTTTTCATTTTTATGGGAATCAGAAGATTCTGTTTATGATCCAAAACAAATCTATGAGCTATATCAAAAAATTAGATCAGAAATTTTAGATAAAGGAAATTCTCAAGCCAGAAATATTGATTCTGAATTAAGTCAGTATGATATTAAATGGTTAAAATATTCGGTTACTATTCCAGTTAAGAATTCTTAGGAAGGAAAAATATGAAGAACAATAGAAAAGATGTAGAAGTTAAAATCGTAAAAGACGACGGGTCTGAACAAACTGTAAATATTTATATTATTCGCCCAAGCAATAGTACTGTTCAAAACGCAGATAGGTATCGTGCAAAAATTTGGAATAAATGTATTTCTGATGGCGTTTTAACAAAAAAAGAACTTGCAAAATTCTTAAAAGAAAGAAAAATTTGGGACGAAGAAAAAGAAAAAGAAGAGTCTAATATAATTAAATCTCTTCAAGAGATTGAAAGAAAGCTTTATCTTGGAGAAGGCTTAGACAAGAAAAAGCTGAAAATTTCTGATGGTGTGCAAATGGCGTTAGAGATGAGGCTTTTACGCCTACAGTTAAGAGAATTAATTTCTGAAAAATTGGCGCTTGAAGAAAATAGCGCCGAATCTTTATCTGATAATGCTAGGTTTGATTATCTAGTCTCTGATTGTACTTTTTATTCTAATGGAGAAAAAGTGTATAGAGACGTAGATGACTATAACTCAAAAAGTTCAGATGAAATTGCTTATGCGGCAGCTTCTGCTCTAGCACAAATGATTTATCAAATTGATTCTAAACTAGAAGAAAGCTTACCAGAAAACAAATGGCTAAAGAGTTTCAATTTAGTTGATGAAAATCTTAGCTTAGTTAATAAAGAAGGAAATTTGGTAGATACGCAAGGAAGAAGAATTGATAAAAACGGAAATTATATCAACGAAAAAGGCGAAAAGGTTGACTCCGCTGGAAATTTATTGGATGAAAATGGTAATTATATTATTCAGGTTGAATATGAGCCTGATGATGTACAAAAAACCGAAAAGAAAAAAAGAGCGGCTCAACCTAGTTAGATAGGGTAAAAAATGTCGAAGTTTTCGATAACGGCTCAATTACAATTACAGGCCCCAAATAACGTTAGCAGCGTTGTTAAGAATATTCAAAGCCAGTTAAATGGGTTGACCGCTGTTGTAAATATTAACGGCACAAATGCTATATCTACTATTAATAGTATCAACAAAGCGACTCGTCAAGCAACTACATCTGTTGAAAATCTTGGCAGCGCTTTTGGAGTTTCTTTAAAAAGGTTTGCTACATTTTCTCTTGCCAGTAGAGCCATTGGTCTTTTTACTAGTAAACTTTCTGGAGCTATTGACGAGGCGATTGAATTTAATAGTCAAGTTATAAAATTATCTCAAGTTACTGGAGAAAGCATTAGCGGGCTTTCTAAATTAACTGGAGAAATTGATAGGCTTGCGAAAACTTGGGGGGTGGCATCTTCTCAAATTGCTAGCACAGCTTTAATTTTAGCTCAGGCCGGTCTTTCTGCAACTGATACAAAAATAGCTCTTGAGGCTCTTACTAAAACTTCTTTGAGCGCTACATTCGGTGATATATCAGAAACCGCCGAGGGCGCCGTTGCTATTATAGCTCAATTTGGAGAAGGCGCTGCCGCACTAGAAAGACAACTTGGTGCTATAAATACGGTTTCTGCTAAATTTGCAGTTGAATCAGAAGACTTAATTGCTGTTATTCGTAGAACCGGGGGTGTTTTTAAAGCTTCTGGCGGTTCTTTAGAAGAGCTTATTGCTCTTTTTACATCTGTCCGAGCTACTACTCGTGAATCTGCGGAAACAATTGCTACTGGTCTTCGTACAATTTTTACCCGTATTCAAAGACCGGCAACCATTCAATATCTTAGAGAACTTGGAATTGAATTAATTGATTCAGAAGGTAAGTTTGTTGGGCCTTACAAGGCTGTTGAGCAATTAAGCAAAGCTCTTGGTGATTTACCTCAAGGTAGTTTAAAATTTATTCAAGTAGCTGAAGAGCTTGGCGGTTTTCGTCAAATTGGTAAAGTTATTCCACTTTTGCAACAATTTGAAATTGCCGAAAAAGCTAGACAAGCTGCCGTTGCTGGCGGTGAATCATTAACAAAAGATGCAATTACTGCTCAACAAGCATTAGCAGTACAGTTTACTAAGGTTCGTGAAGAATTTTTATCTTTAGTCAGAGGATTGACAGAAACAACAAGTTTTCAAGTATTAACTAAAACAATATTAACTTTAGCTTCTGGATTAATTAGATTAGCAGATGCTTTAAAACCAATAATCCCATTACTTGGTGCTTTAGCCACCATTAAATTTGCTCAAGGTATTGGAAGTTTTGCCTCTGGCATAGGAGCTGGTTTAGCTAGAAGAAATGCCGGTGGAAAAATACATGCTTTTGCTAGTGGCGGGTTAGTTCCTGGTACGGGCAATAGAGACACTGTTCCAGCTATGCTTTCACCCGGCGAATTTGTTGTTCGTAAAAGCAGTGTTAATAAAATTGGTGCCGACAGATTGGCGGCGATGAATGAGAATAGATATGCCGCTGGAGGAATTGTTTCAAGCAATAAATCTTTATATGGCCCTCGAACACCTTGGCAAGATATACAAAAACAATTTCCCACATTAAGTGAAAATCAAGCACGAAAAATTGCTAATGGAACTCAAACAATAGATTATTATAAAAAGCGAAAAATTATTCCAAATACTAAAGCTGAAGAACAGGCTTCACAAAAGAAAAAAGGATTTGTTGGATCAATAAGTATAAATCCATCAGCAATAGGCGGATTTTTTTTAAGGCCAAATAAAGGAACAGAAAGAGATTATAAAATAAAAAGATCTGTGTCTTTGGATAAATTAGCTGGATTTCCAAAAGGTTTATATGAATTACAGGGGCCTGTTAGTGGTTTTTATACTGGCAAAAATGATATATCTGGCGGCAATATAGGAAAAATTGTTTCAGATCAAACAAAAGAAGGATTAAAAAAATCTATTGTATCAGCATCTAATGCTATTAGATCTAGTGGAGCAATAGATATTCCGCCAATAGATGGAAATGAGAAAATTTTTGAAAAATCTATTTCTAATTTATTTAAAGAAGGCGGGGCTCAATCTACAATAGAAGGATATATGTTTGAAGGAATTGTTTCTGCTTTAAGTGGGGCGGCTTTAGCTGGAGGAAAAACTACTTTTGATTACCCTTCTACTTCATTAAATCAAACAGTTAAAGGAAGATTGAATTCTATTTTTAGAAGTTCTGGCGAAATTTCTAAACTAGTAAAAGCAGACGCTAAACGTACTGGTAGTCCAGAAAATTATAAAGACATAGGAGATAAATTAGTAGCAGATTTAAAAAAAGGAATTACTGACGGGGTAACAATTAAAAAATTTGCTTCTGGTGGAAATGTTGGAACTGATACAGTTCCTGCCCTATTAACCCCCGGCGAATTTGTTATTAACCGCTCTTCTGCCCAGAGAATTGGTTATGGCAATCTTAGTGCAATGAATAGAAAGGGGGTTTCTAAATTTGCAACAGGAGGGTTTGTTAAAAAATATGCAACGGGAGCTGGTCCAACCGGAGTAAATCAGCCAACTGGATCTAGACCCGCTCTCGGCGGGGTTGGTGCTGCTCTAGCCATTGGCGCAGTAACTAGTTCTTTATCAAGTTTTGCCGACACATCAACTGAAACCGGTAAAACGATTGCAGAAATGAATAATTCTTTAATAGCTGTAATTGGTAGTATTATGGCTATGAAAGTTGTTACAGATCTTGCCAATCAAAGAAGAGCTGAAAAAAACGAGCAAATAGAAGTAATTGATATTGCTAAATCTGAAACTCCTAATACGGCAAATTTCAGTTCAAAAAATACTCCTATTAGCAAAAAAACATCTTCTCCTATAGTTTCTATATCAGATAAAGAATTTGAAAAAACAAGACCTGGACTTGCTAAGGAGTTATCAGAATTACAAAAACCACAAACGCAAAAAGAAGTTAAATCTCTTAGTCCATTAGCGCAAAGCGTGGTGAACTTTAATAAAAAGCCTTCTTTCATGTCGCCAGATGAAAAATTTGAAAAAACAAGACCTGCACTTAGTGCAGCTCTTAAGGAACTGTCAGAAAGACAAAAACTGCAAAAACAAAACAAAGTTAAATCTCTTAGTCCATTATCGCAAAGTGTAGAAGACTCTAATAAAAAAGCCTCTTTGATATCAGATAAAAAATTTGAAAAAAGAAGACCTGAACTTAGCGCATCTCTTAAGGAACTATCAAATCCTATAAATAAATTAAATAAATATATTTCGGCTATGACCAAAGGTATTGGAACAGTTACATCGGCAGCTACTCAATTTGCAACAAAGGGTGTTAGCTCTCTTGTTACTGGAATAGGAAAAGCGACCACGGCTATTGGTAGTCTTGCAAAAAATTTAGGAGCAAATTTTCAAATTTTATTAGCTGGTGCATTATCTGTTGGTCAACAGATTTCTGATTATTATGTAAGATTAGCAGAAAATGATATTAAGAAAAGCGTTGAGGCCGGTGATATTCGTGGTGCTGAAGCTGCTATTGATACGGCTTCTAGTAGAAGACAAATTTCCTCGGTATTAACCGGTGCAACAACTGGCGCTCTTGCTGGCGCTATGCTTGGTCCATTAGGAGCCCTTGCTGGCGCAGCAATTGGTGGTGGTATAGGGTTTTTTACTGGAAGATCATCAGAAGAAGAAAGAAATAAACAAAAATTAGAAGCTGCTTCAACAATTACTGCTGCGAGTCAAGCTAAGGCTTTAAAAGGTTTTACCACAGGCGCTTCTCCAACAAACGCAACCACTTTTGCTAAAGAATTTACAAAAAATTCAGCATCTTTAATAGAAAAATCTAGATCAAAAGGAATATCTGAAGAAGAAAGAGAAAAGGTTCTTTCCGAATTAAAGCAGCGAGAAGTTGAAGCTATTAATGCGATAGTTGCAAGAACATCTTCTGAGCAAGAAATGAATGCGGCTTTAGATCAATTGCAAAAAAGCGGTGGTCTTACAAGTGAAGAATTTGCTAAACTTAGAAAAACCGCTATTGATTTAAAAGCCGCACAGCAAGCATTGATTAAAGTAAATTTTGATAACTTAAAAGTAAATTCTGCTTTTAATGCCGCATCTGTTGCTTTACAAAACTTTGCTGCTGGTTTAGAAACAGGCTATGACCCGCTTGAAGGATTTATAAACACGATAAAAGCTGCTCAAGAAAATATTGGAATGGGCGAACAAGGAAGGCTTGCTATTCAGCAAGCTAGAACGCAGGTTATGGGAACCGTTCCTGCTGGCTCTCCACTAGCTGGAGCATTAGATCGATCATTTAATAATTTAACACAAATAACAGATTTTACATCTAAACTTGGGCCAGCCCTTGAGACAGCCAATTTATCTGCTATTCCTGAAACTGCTAAAGAACAATTAACTCAAATAATTACTGGTTTAGCTGGCAGTAATCAAGATATAAGAAAAGTTGCTCAAGCAGAAATATCAAAACTAGAAGGAACAGCTACACAAGATGTTAGTGGTATTATAGAAAATATTACTAATTCATTTAAGACATTTGGTAATGCTGCTATTAATTCTCTTGAGAAAAATCTTGAATATAATAAACGAATAGCGACACTTACTCAAAAAAGACTAGAATTAGAAGCAAAATATATTGATGCACAAAAACAAGTTATTGACGCTCAGCTAGAGGCAGCTTCCATTATAGAAGAATTTGGCGGACCAAAAGTTAAATCGGCGCAAAGATCTTCTGCTACTTTAGGCAAGCTTAATTTAGACTTAAGAGCCGCCGGGGTTGGTGGATTAGCAACACCTTCTGCTTCAGGTTTATTAGCGGCATCTTCTCAAGCTAGTTCTATTTTTTCTAGACAACAAGCTGCTGTGAATAGGCAAGTTGCTACTGGTGGTCAAACAGTATTTACCGGCGCGTCTGGAATCGAAAATGATTTAAGAGATAAATCTATAAAAGCACAAGAAAGTATTCTTCAATCAACTAGAGATCTGATTTCTCAAAAGAAAGAAGAACTTGCTTTAGCTCAAAAGAAAAATGAATTAGAAAGATCTGCTATAGACAAACTATTGTCTGGAGATGTTCAGGGCTATATTGAAGAGCAATCTGCTTCTGCTGCTGCTTCTGCAATTAGGAGCGGCGATACACAATTAGCAAAATTATTTGGACCAACAGCTCTTAGCGCTGGACTAAAGAGCCTTCAGGGACAAGGCTTATCAGATAAAGAGATGGAAAGGGCTACAAGAACAGCTCTAGGAGGATTTGCTGGAGCTGGAAGTATGGCTAAGGTTTATGCTGGAACTACCCCTGAAATGGAAGCGATTAAAACTGAGGGCATGGCTCTTGCAGAAACTCTTCGTGAAGTGACACAAAACTTAGCAGATATACAAAGAATGAATATTGAAGCAAATAATGTTGTTATTAGGGCTACGCAAATTCAATGGGAAAAAAGCATTAGAGATGCTTCAGACGCTTCTTCTGGATCTTCTTCGTCTGGACAAACATCAGCCGCTCCGAATAACCCCGCTTCGAATACCGCTACTAGCGGATCTAAGGGAGGAAGTTCTAGTGGCTCTAGTAGTAGTTCTGCTGGATCTACTCCCGCCACAGGAGCCACAGTATCTAGCACAGTTCCGTCAAACGTTAACATTGATGCGAATGTGGCTATAAATGTTGCAAGCTCTAATGCAAATTCTGATCAAATTCAAGGCGCGGTTAAAAAAGCTTTTAGTGATATGATTGGAAAATATAAAGTTGGAGAAGGCGGAAGGCTTGTACTAGAAACTGGAGTAGTATAAAGTGGGATTTTTAGATTCATTACAATGCTTATGCATTAAACCGGTAAATGCAAATGTTACTGGATCTGGCAATTTTACTCAACCAAAAATAAATTGCGTTCCAGCCGTATTAAAAACGAACATTGTTGCTTCTTCTACAATAACTGCCCCAATTGTCAGGCTGAAAGAAGGCTCGGCTGATATTTCGTTCAGCGCAAATATTTCTGCTAAATTAAATTTAGAACTTTGTTTAAGATCTACAGTTTCTTCTGAGCCAACAATTTTAGAAAATTTAACAGCTAATTATAACCTGAGAGAAAAATTAATTACAGACAGTAATGGCGTCGTTACATATGCTGATAAATTTGCTGGTATTTTTGAAAATTTTGAATGTTTGCAAAAACTTTATCCAATAGCAGATATTAGCAGCAATGGTTCTGGCATATTTGTTGGTCCAGCCAATCAGACTGAAAACTTATATTCGTTTATAGATGAGGGCGTATTTACTGGAGATTATAATAAAAACTTTAACAATAATAGTGTATTGCTGTCAGATGATAAAGAAACATATATTACCCCATCTTCTATACACACAGAAGGATCTTTTAATTATAAATGCGAAGTAACAAAACCGATTGTAAAACCTTCATATTCTAATTTAAGAATACGTTTATCGGCCCCGTTGTCTAATTATGAATCTAGAATTCCTCCAGAATATACTCTTAGAGATATAAAATTTGAAGATCCTTTTGGTAATCTTATTATTGAATATGAAGGAGTAAAAATTCGTGGTGACGCAAATCAATATGATCCAACATATTTAAATTATGTAACATATTCGCTTCTGCCAAAGATAAATAAAATATCTCAATATGAATGGGAGTGGGAAAATGGTTACCCGCTCATGCATGAGCCTTCTGGTTACACATTATCATTCTCGGTAGATGTAAAGTCTCTTGATGATGCATTTGATAGCGGTTTCAATTTTGGTTTTGAAGAAGATTTTAAATTAAAATTAGTCTCTTATAGCGGTAATGATTATCTTGCGATTGATGGATCACCAGCCTCTACAATTAATCAAAATGTATTTAATCCTACAAAGGGTTTAAAAATATCAGCTATTGAAATTTGTAATAGCGGTGGGTTTGGACCAAGAGTAGAAAATTATATATCTACCTATTTAGAAGTTGAACCAACCGGGAAAAGAATTGAAAGAACAATTTATCCAATAGAATTTCCGTTATTTAATAAAAATAACGGTATTTATCCTTTAGTTAGCAGCATATGGATAGCAAATAATGATATAAATATTTCTAACCGAACAAAAGACGGTTCTAAAAACTTACTCAGTGTTTTACGTCAAACCTATCCAACCAATTACATTTCTTTAAATGAAACATCCCTACAGGATTCTGGAAAGCTTTTTGTAAAATTTGGCCATGAGCCAGTTGGTCAAATGTCGGAAATTACCGGCGGCGCATTTGGATGTGCTTTTGATCAATCTGTTTGTAATATGTGGGTTGAGCCAAGTGGCGCGTTTAACACACTTAATAAAACACCTTTTGATTCTACCGATCATTATTTTACTATTGAATCTGTTTCACTTAAAGTTTATGCTAAAAAAGCTATTGGGTCTAGAGATTTTTCCTTAGACGTTGTTGGTTATAGTGATGATAAAATATTAAATGTTACAAGTGACATTGGCGGATTTTTACAAAATATTTCTGGCGACGGGGAGATACCAGAAACTTCTGGCTTTTTAGCAATTAACGATTTAGGTATTAGTACAAACTCACTTTCTGAAAAAGATCAATATTTTGAAAATAATTTGACTAATAATGCCGGTGGAGACCATTATCTTTTATCGCAAACCCCTGTGGTTAATTCCACAGAATTCAAGTGGTATGAAATACCTTTAAAAATTTATGAAGATAATGTCGTTTTAGGAAAATCTAGAAATTATGCTCTTTCGCCAATGTTTGAGCATCTATATTTAGATATATTTCCAATTCCAAGCGGTGCGTCTATAGGGGCCATGCATTTATTAGTAAGGTATGCCCCTCAAAATGCTATAAATTTAATAGTTGAAGGCGGTGAACATATAGGTAAAATTCCTCAGTATAGATCTGAAGGTAAAATTTTCCCATCTTCTATGGGCAGTACTGACAGCATTATAAATGCCGGTTCTGGTTATGCCCCAATATCAAAGATAGAAAATATTCCACACGGTTTCGATTCTCCGACGACTATTAAGTCTAATTATTCGAGACGATGGAGGGGTATGGAAGGAACGGTTCAGGGCGATTTTGATCCTGATATGTTTGACTTCGGTTTTAATAATCCTCTTTTAGATTTTCCGTTTTTATCTGGTTATTATGATTTTGATTACGATGTCGGTAAAACCGTTGTACCAAGAGTGGGCTCGCTATCTGGATATATTACAACATCTTATCAAGATTATAAATATAAAAACTTAGGTTGGAGATTTAATAGTTCTGGAATCTTTTCTCAGCAATTGCCTGGGTATAGTGGATCATACAGAACAACAGATTGGACATCCTTAAATAGTGGTCTTGTTAATTTTCAATCTCATGAGCTTTATGGGAAAATATCTGATGCGTTTAATAATGTTGTAAGAATATCAGGGAATAACTCTTACATTAATTTTAATAATGTTGATTTTAGTGATGGGTTTAGTATATTTTTGAGATTCTCTCCAGACGCAAATGTTTCTGGTGTTAATTATAATTTATTTCAAAGTGGGTGTCTAGTTTCTAAGTGGGATTCTGGCAAGCCTCTTGAATTCGCAATTGCTTATTCGGGTGGGTTTTTAAGGGGTTTAGCTAGAAATTCTGCTGGGAATATAATTTCAGTTCAAGATACCGCCCATTATAGTTCTTATCAATACCCATTATCTATTATATTTACTTATAATGATCATAATTCTAGTGGATTAAAATTATATACAGATAATGAATCTTCGCCCTCCTGGCAAACTTTAAGAGCAAGCTCTATTGTTCCTTTTGAGCTTTATAGCGACACAAGTAATTTAGTTGTTGGTTACTCTAGTGGCTCTGGTATTGGTATGAATATGTTTGTGTCTGAAATTGGCGTTTCGGATAAAGGAAACATTGTATATTCTGATCCAGACCTAACTTATAAAGAAGTAACGGCTCAGAAATTTTTAGATAACCACAGAATGATGTGGTGGAATCCAAGCCAGTCTTATAGTAACGATAATTATAAATTGTGGGATTATGTTAACGAAGACACATTAACAGATTGGGCCATTGGTGACTTTAAATATTGTCAATTTGATTCTGCTTTCCAGCAATTAACAAAACGTACTGGAAGAGATTTAATTTCTTTCAATATGGTTCATGATGGCTCTGGGTATTTACAAAGAACAAATATTTCAATTCCTAGTTCATTAAACCCAAATGTAGCTTATCATTCTCAAATAGAAAATGATTTTTTAAGATTTAATCTAACTGATACTCCAGATAGTTTTTACTCTACTTTTAGAAGAATTACAAAAGACCTACCACGAGGTTATAAGTTTGCCGACAGGGCGTTGGTTGTAGAAAGTGTTATTGATCATAAGTCTAGTGGCAATTTAGTTTGGCAAGATGGAAACATTGGCCCAAAACTAATTGTAAGTCTTTATACAAAGAAAAAAGAACCGTATTGGATTCCGGATGAAAAGAACTGGGGTCTTATAAACAGGGCAATACATTATCTTGAGCCATCAAGTTGTATTATGAGACTTGATAGCACATTTAATTATAACAGTTTAATAGACGATACTGAACAGTGGGCATTATTTCCTTCTGAAACAAGACTTACAGAACTTACTGAAAAGTATTATTCTCAAGATATTGATGATATGTTTTTGCAATATGATATTGTTTATCCGTCTGGGTCTCCTTTTACATCTAGACTAAATCTTCATAGCGCCCACATTAGGCTTGAAGATGCTTATGTTGAGGGTGTAAATACAAACGATCAACTAAATCTGTTTTCAAATGGGGGCTATGTACTTCAAGAGAAATTAAATTTAATTTTAGAAAACTATCCACCAAGCTCAAGTGGATCAATGAATTTATTTGCTACTGGTCCGATTCAAATTAAAGAATCTGGCCTAATACTATTTATGGATTCTTGGAATTTTGCTTCTGGTCAATCTTTAAGTCTATTTACTATTGGCCCATCTCAAGTTTCAAATTCTGGCCTTTCTTTGTTTGTAGATGGGTCTGGTGAATATACTTATTCTTCTGTAAATCTTTTTGCTTTTGCTCATGGTGTCGCAACATCTAGAAGTGGCGACTATTATGGGCTTTCTTTATCAACATACAATATTGATTCTCCATACAATATACCTGGAAACGATTTTTTAAATTTATCTTTATTTGCAAATAGCGGAGATGTTCTTGGAATACAAAACAACATTCCATTGTTTGTATTAAATGATATTGAAATTGATTCAAACGCTAATAGCGGCGTTTTAAATTTATCTGCAATAGGCAGCGCTGTTCTTGACAACAGATACCCAAGTAATTCTATCAATCTTCTTGTTTATAATAATCTTATCAAACAACAATTAAATCTTACTTTATATGGCGATACTTCTGTCACGGCAACAACTGGTTCTTTGAATATGTTTGCCGCTAACAATCTAACAAGCGGTGGCGAAGTTTATTTAAGGTGGTTTAATGAAAATTATGGTTATGATATTGATTTTGAAGATAATTTAATTGCTAGTATACCTCTTAATGACGAAATTAGAGGTGTCGATTTAATGTCTTATGGTTCTTGTAGTAGTGATAGCCCAAGAAAAGCAATAGATAGGACTGTTATTACTCATGATACAGAATGGCTTTCAGAAGTTTGTAATGATGCTGGCATTTTTAGAGCCTCTGAAGTTTATACTAATTTAGAAGCTGGATATGACTCAAATTATTATGGAATTAGAAAATTCTCTGGACTAATACCAAACTCTGCTTATAGGGTTCTTTTCAAGGGAATCACTGGACAAACAACTCCGATTGTATCCCCAAGAGAAATAGAAGAAGTTGAATACGGCTCAAATTCAATTATAAATTATTCTGGAGCTAAATTAATTGGAGATTATCCATATTTAAGTGGGCAATTAAGTTTAAACCCTCCATCTGGAAGAAACGCGAATGATAGATACGGTTCTTCTGTTTGTGTAAAAAATGATTTAATGGCTGTTGGTGTACCTTATATTGATATTCCTGATGATTCTGGTTACCCAATATTAAATGCTGGATCTGTTTTCTTATATAGAAGAGAACAAGATATTGCTGGTCAAAAAGCTAAATGGAATCTATGTGATAGATTATCTTTACCTTCTGGTTACAAAAAAGAATATGTAACAAAAGTTATAGACAGCTTATTTTGTTATCCAAATTCTGCTTTTCCGGAATTTTGCATTTCTGGTCAAATGTGGAACGTTGGTCAAGTCGGAAGAGAATTCGGTTCTTCTGTAGATATAGCATACAGCGGAGCAAAAGAAATTGTTGTGGTTGGCGCCCCTGGTGCAAGTTGGAATAAATCATTTGAGTCAATAGTTACTTCTGGTATTCCTATTTGCATGATGGTTGTAACTGATAAATTTGAATATAATGAAAAAATGCTAGCTAGTATTGCTAATACAGCAAGAAAATGGGATACATTGTACAAATATTTTTCAGCGCCGCTTCCTGGAAATGTTCAGCCGGTATTAGATATTCATATTTTGGTATATCAATTGATATTTAATAATTCTGAAAGACCGTTAATTACGTCTTCTTCAGATTGGTTTAAGCATAAATATATTGAAAGACTAGATGATTCTATTTTAGAAAATTTAAATGGCTCTTCTTATATTAAGAATAGCATGGTTAGTGGTTTTAAACAGATGTTTTTTGAAGCATTTCCATTTAATCAAAATAAATTACATAATAATATTCCGCCAATAGTTGGTATTTTTAGAGATAATAGCTGGTCAACCGGCGGTAATGGTTCGGCATATAATTCTGCTCTAAATGAATTTATATCTTTTTATAAAAATTATGCTTATGAAAGCGGCGTTATTAACTTAAAAACTAATTTACCTTCTAGCGGATATATAAATATTGAAGATGGTTTATCAGAGTTCTGGGATTTTGCCTCTATAAGTATTTTAGATAAAACTTTATCTACTGGTAATCTTATTACTAATAATGCCTTAGAGTTTATAACTAGCGGGGTTGGTCAAGAATGGGCTAATGAATCTGCATATGAGTTTCAAATTCTTCCTCCGTCTGGTGGTAGGGTTTATATTTTTGAAAAAGAAAACAACTCTTTTAATTTGGTTCAGGAAATTAAATCTCCAAATGATTCTATAATTGATGAAAATAATTATGCTGATTATGGAAGTCGCCCAAATGATAGGTTTGGACATTCTGTTTCAATTAGTGAAAATGGAGAAGTTTTAGCAATTGGATCTCCATATTCGATTGAGCCATGTCAAATATATGAGCGAGACGAGTCTCAGAATACTAGAATGTTAGATAGTATAAAAGATTGGATGTCTTATAGAAGCGTTGGAGACATATCAAGATATGATAACTTGCTTTCTGTATCTGGTAAGTTAATAGCATCTCAAGATGCTTATAATAATTTATCTCAATCTTATAAATTCTGGCTAAGAACAGACAATGATTTTTGGAAAGACAGGGGCGGGTTAATTAATTTATATCAAAAGATATATGATTTTACCTATAGTAACATTCCATATACTGGAACATACCAATTTTTACCATCAATATTTGCTGGAACATCTAGACTTGGTTATAGCTCTGCGGTTAGCGACGATGGAAATTATGTAGCGTTTGGTGCGCCAACAGATTCATTTAATGAATTTGATGATACTAACGTTTGGGGTGAAGGTGAAGACACTTGGGCTTCTTACAATAATGCTGGTGCAGTTAGAATTTTTGAAGCAAGAAAATATTATCCACATAACCTTGCTGTTGAATATACCAGATTTGGAAATATTGATAGAAATTCACACCCATCTATTGTTGCGTCTGGTCATTATGATGAAATGGAAGGTGTTTTTTCTTTAGTAAATGTTCCATTTAGAAGATTAAAATTCTCTGAGTTAGAAATTCCAAAAAACGCTGGTTTAGCCTTTATTATTACTCCAGAAATTGATGCTGCTAGCGATGAGATTATAGATAATATTAAGAGTTGGCTTGAGCTGGGAGATAGAACGCTTGTTCTAGTTGGCAACGACCCAGTTTGGGAAGAAAATGGTAAATATCAAAAATCTAATAATATTATTAATAAAATATTGACTAAATTAAATTCAAGAATGAAGCTTGTTCCTGTTGACGACAAAGAAAGGGCTCTTATAAATGGAGCAAGTGAGACAGATGTAATAAGTGGTTTGTATAATGTAACAAAACCATTTGTTCCAGCTTATGCTCATAGTACATATATTCCTTCTTTGAATATGTTTGCAAGCGGTGTTGCTGATATTAAGATAGATCTAAGTAATCTTAATTTATCAAATCTTTATTTATATCCAAGCTGTACAGAAGAAGATGAGTTTGGCGGAATAGAAAATCCAAATTGCGTTTTGCCGCTGAAACATTTTGGTGACCTAAGGGCAGAATGGAATGCTTCTTGTGTAAGAACAATTGGAAATGTTTCTCAAACTATAAGATATAAAGAGAACTGGCCATTCCACTTTGCTAATGATAATCCAGCTAAGGACTGTGATAATTATCCAGAAAATCCGTATCCTTACATTAATAAGGAAAATCAAGATCCTAGACCAATTTTGGCTGCCGCTGAATGGTTTCAAGAAACAATTGTAATTCCAGAAGCTAGTGGCGTAAATATAGAATATATTCCAAGGTGCGTATCTGTAACAGTTCCTGCTGGTCAATTTATAACTAGCAAAACATTTGATCAAAATCATATTAATGATATAGAGTTTTCATTACTTGAAGATGAACAAACATATCTAGCTAGTGGCTTATTTAAATCTTTTGATCGTGGTGATTTTATAAATCCAGAAGGTTCAGGATTAATACAGGCGATTGGAAAATCTATAGAGGGCCCAGCAGTATTTGGTCTTAGGGATTTTTATGATGAGACTATCATTGCTTTAGATGAACCGCTTGGTGACTCAAACGTTATTTTAATTGCTTCGTGTGAATTAGAGAAACAATTTTCCATAACAAATTCTGATGAAAATATTCCATTTTATATAAACTTAGTTATAAAAGATTGTAATAATTCTTCTAATATTGTTCAGCTTACTGGCTGGACTGGAAGAACTGGCTTTATAGAAAATTCTCAACTTCCTTATATATTTAATTCATATAAACAATATCTTATAAGTAAACCCACAATAGATGCTTATACAGACGTTGTTTGGATTTGGAGCCCATTAAATAAACCAAATATAAATGAAGTTAATGAACTAAAGAGCTGGTTAAATATTGGTAATAAAAAATTAATTATTGTATATGATAACGATCAAACTATAGCCAATAATGTTAACTATATTTGCGAACAACTTAATATTGAAAGTCGCCCATTATACTCTTTGGCAGAAGGTAAATATTTACACCAAACATTAAATACTGAAATTTATAATCAATTATTATCTACTTCTCATCCGTCTATTGTTGGATGTGAAAACGGATATGTTTTTGCAAATATTAATAAATCTACAAAAGTATCTGAAATTTATATACCAAATGCTGATAATTTCAAATTAATACCGTTAAAAGCTGGGCAATCTGCTGAAAAAATAATTTATTATACTCAAAAAGTACAAGAAGAGTATCCTGTTAATAATCCTCTGTGGGATATAAATGCTCAGGGTAAAGTTGATTTTGATGTTATGCCTGGCTCTGGGTATAAAATATTTATTAATTATAGATCGGATGATAACACTGAAAGTTTTCCGTTAAATGTTTATATAGATAATGTAATTGCAGATCCAGATTTTGAAAATGAAACCTCCACTGTATATGCATCATTAGGGATTACCGAATTTAAAACAAATAAATTAGGCACATTAGAATTTCAAGTTCCAAATGATACAACGTCAATATCTGTTAATTTCTTTGTAAGTCATTCTGGTTGGATTAATCATGCAGAATCTGCCTTAAAGACACCTAAGATATTATCTGTTTCTGGATGCCTGCTTCCAATTAATTCTTCCTCAGTTTATTCTGATCAATCCTATACTGAAATAAAATGTAATGGATATGACATTGTTGAAACCCCTTGGTATACCCCAGAATACATATTTAATTCACCAATTCAATTTAGAGCATTTAAGTCTGATAGTGCCAAATATTGTTTAGACCACATAGACAAATGCCCTGGACAATTAATTGAAGACGGTCCAGTTATTGCCGCAGAAGAATTTGAAAATTTCTCTAGCTTTGTGGCTGGGTATCAGAGATCAAGAATTGTTCTTCTTGCAGATTCAACCATGATTCAGGGCCAAAATCCTCATATTAGAAATACTGATAGTGCAAATCACGATTTTATTAGAGGTCTTTATCCACCAAGCCCGGAAGAAAATATTGAAGAATTAAATGAATTTCTTATAAACAGTAGCGGAAGTTTAACTAGACAATTTAGCTTTGTTCAAAAAATAGTTGCTCCAGGCTCTGAGCGTAGTAGCCCTGAAAAAGTATCTTACTTTACAAATAGTGATATTAGTGTTCAAAAATTTGGAGGAATTTTAGGCGGCGGCTCAAACTTAATTTGCAATGAAAATCTTTACGATCCATCTACTGTTACAAGACCAGCTAATCCATTAACTGAAGAAGAATATAATCAAGCAATTGAAGATTTTATAAATAGTAGTATAAATACAGCCGGATTATATCCAAGGTTTAGCGGAATAATAGATGGTAATTTACATGTTGACGCTGGAATTGGTGGTGGGATTCCATCCTTATTAACAACAACAGGAAAAGATTATTTAGATGTAACTATAATTTCTGGGTATCCAGGAGATTTATTTGGTTATTCCCTAGACATACATAATAATAAACTAATTGTTGGGTCTCCGTATAATATATATGCTAGCGAAAATATTGGAAACTGGACTTGGTTTGAAGCTTATAACAATAGTTCTGGTTCTCCTATTCTTAGTGAAAACGGTGGAGCTGGAGCCGTTTTTTATTATGAAAGAACAGGAAAAGGCAAAAACGCTATTTCTTCAAGATTACCATGGGAATTCAAACAAAAAATACGTCCATCTAGCATAAACATAGGAAGCGATAATGAAAGTTCCAGCGGGATAGTAACTGACATGTTTGGTTTTGCTGTTTCGCTTGATGCTGATTTAATAGCTATTGGTGCTCCAGGGCATGATTATGAAACAATTTATGATAATATTTATAATAGCGGTAGTTTTATAAGAAAAGAATTTAATTTATCTTTCGACATTCCTCAGCGTGTAAAATATGATCTTGGATCATATGAAACTCGTGTAAATCAATTTAATGATGAAAGCGGTGTTTTTACGCCAAACAATGGAGCAGTATTTATTTATAATAATAAACTTACTGATTGGCAAAATAGAAGTAAAACTTGGTCATATGTAGAAAAAATTAATTCTCAAGGATATAACGCTAGAAATATTAATGATAATTTTGGCAAGTGCGTATCTATTGATAGATCAAGAAGAGATGATGCTGATTATACAGTTGTTGCCGGTTCTCCAAATCATAAATATGCTACAAGCGGAAATCATATTACTTCAACATTAAATAACGCTGGAGCAGTTTATACTTATGATATAATGCTTAGAGGTCAAGATGATATTATTCCAGGTTCTGGAAGTTGGTTAAAGGCAAATATTTTTGGCCATAAAGATTCTAGTATTAATTTAGAAATTATGCAAAATATAACTGGTTCGCAAGTTGAATATGTTGCTAGCGGACTTTTATTCTCTAATGAGAATGGCGATATTTTTATAGAAGTTTCTGGTTATGACTCTTCTTCCAGGGGTTTAATTTCTCATCGTCCATATATAATTTCTGCTATTGGCGATATTGTTCGCGGCGAAGAAGAAAATAATTCTTTATCTTTATTTACTGATGGTAAACCATTATCAACTTCTGGAAATATAAATTTATTTGTTACAGGCCCAAGTTCATCCTTTGTGTATAATAATATGAATTTATATGCTGAAACCTCTAGCGGAAGCGGAAATCAATCACTTAGTTTAATTACTAATGGAGTTAGCGGAGTATTTTTAAACAATGCTTTAAATATAACAATGAGCGGCATTGGTAAAACTGAACTTCCGTTAAATTTAAGGATTAGGGGAAAATAAATGCCATTAAGAGTTTATTATAATAATAACGGTGACCTTCAGCCTTGTACTATAAGGCCAACCCCGCTTGTATCTATTAATACAACCCCCTTAAAAAATGGCGCTGGAGATATATTTGGGGTTACATACGAGATAGTATTAACAGGCACCTTGTTGGCTGATCAAGGCACTCCATATGGAATAAAACAAGATAATACAGCTTATAATTTTTATCCAGACGATGGCCCCTCGCCAGCTTTAATTGGCCCTTATAATGCTTTTGATAATAATAGAAGTCACTATGAAAACAATAGGCCACCTAGACAAATAATAAATAATATAGAGGCAAGTAACTCTATTTTTTCTAAACAAAAAACATTGAGGGCCTTATTTTCAAAAGAAGGCTATAAGTTAGAAATTACTGATTTTAATGATGATGAAGCAACTATTATTTGTTATCCACGATTTAATAATATTTCTTTTCAGGAAGGAATTTATGTAGATCGGTGTGATTATACCATATCTTTAGAAGCCGATATTTTATTTAATAAAGATCTTAAAATTGACCACGAAGGAACATTTATTCCAACCTTAAGTGGAAATTTGCAAATACAAAATATTAATGAATCTCAATTAATTAATCGGGCAGATCTTGCTGGTGTTTTTATTTCTGATTTTTCTGAAGAATGGTCTCTTGAAACAGATGAGTCTGTTGGAGAATCTACGAATATACCAAGGTCATATAGAATAACACATTCTGTTAATGCAGTTGGAAAAAAACACTATTGCAATGATTCTTCTGATTTTAAGCCAGCTTGGATGCAAGCAAAGCAATTTGTACAAAGAAAACTTTATGATAATATTACTAAATACCCGAATATTATGGGTAAAATTGGTAGTGGTTTAATAAATTTGGTTGAATCTTATGGCGGCTATAATCACGTAAGATCTGAACAGCTTAGTGAATCTGCTGGGACTTATAGTGCTACAGAGACTTGGTTATTAGCTAGCGGAAGCGCTTATGAAAATTTTAATATATCTTTATCAAGTTCTGTAGACAATCCGTTTGTTTCAGTAAATATAGATGGGTCAATTCGCGGCTTAACAACTATTCCTGCTAGCGGCTATGATAAATTACAAACAAGTGTTTCTGCATTTGATAACGCTCTTAAAAAATATAATAAAGTTTCAAACTCTGGACAGTTTGGTTTAAGTAGCGATATTTATAAACGCGCCAATAATTTAGTTGCCGTTCAATTAAATTCACAGCCCAAATCTATTTCTGTTACTACAAATCAGTATGCTGGTGAAATTGGATATAGTTTACAGTTTGATAATAGACCAACGAATATTATTTCTGGAGTTCTTGTCGAAAACATTTCCGTAAACGACACATATCCTGGAGATGTTTTTGCAGTAATACCAGTCATAGGTCGTAAAACTGGGCCAGTACTTCAATACATTGGCGGAAGAAGTGAATATAGAAGAGATGTTCAAATTAGCTTAATAATGGATTATACAAAAATTCCATATGAAGGTGAAAGAAATGGTCTATTATTAAGGAAACCAAGTATTGCTGAACCAACTGCTAGTCAGTTATTTAAACTTGTAACCGAGCTTAGCCCGGCAAATGAGCCTGGAGTTAGAAAGTATTTTCTTTCTCCACCGTCAGAAAATTGGAGCCCAAAAGATGGGGCTTATTCGTTGAGTTTATCTTGGACTTATGAATTAGACTCTTAAAATGTCACATTCTATAGATAATCATCCATTATCAAATGAACAAAAAAAACAGAAGTATCCTTCTGGGGTAATGCCATCAGGTGAGGGTAATTTCTTTGATTTTTCTCAGTCTCACGAATACCATCGTGGTTCTGGAATAAATTATATATTTCCACATCCAAATGGTAATAATGAATTTTCTGAAGAGTCTGGGGTTATAAAAACATATCCTCCTTCTGGTTATTCCTTTTCACAAAAAGAATCTGGAATATTTTCATATAATGATTTAAGGTCATTATTTTCTAATGCTCATCAGGTTAGCGGCAATAATATTACATCTTTTAATTTAGATAATTCTTATATTCATTATTATCCAATACCGGGCGAAGAAAAAGATTTTTATGACAATCATCAATTTGAGGTGCCATTTCTTTCTTCTTATAAAGAAACCATACAGCTTTTTGATCCGTATGCAAAAAGGATTTTAAATGTCTGATAAAAGATCAATAGTTCCAGGAACTGGATATTTTAAATCTGATCCATTAGAATGGCCATTTAAAAATAATCTAACTCAGGGTCCATCTGGGTTACTTTCTGCTGCTGGATGGAGCGTTGGAAATGAAGGTTTTCCACAACAAACATTTCTTGGTGCTTCAATTAGAAATTTTAATATTACAGCGGGATTTGGTGATACAAGCTCTACTCTTTCTGTTCAGCTTGTAAATGATGAATATAATACATCTGATGGAACTGCTTTGGGCCATGGTGACGATGTTTATCACGACGGGAAAAAAGATTTCTTTAGACCGCCGCAGGCTGGATCTCCAGTTTTTTTCAAATTTGGTAAACATTATGCAACTATAGAATCAGCCTGGAGAAAAACTTTTGATGATACTTATGGTTACAATGAAGTTGAAACATATAAAAAGCCTAGAAGCGCTATTTCTAACAGCGGTTTCCCACAATTAAAAGAATATGAATATTTAAATTTGAATAAATCTACTATAAGAGAATCACTTGAAAATAATAATTGGTATGTAGAAAATAGAGAAGATATTTACAATGGCTCAATGTCTGGGAATAAATATATTCGTGGACAAGATCATATTGTTTTTGGTGGAATCCTCCAGAGTTATATTCAAAATAATGGCACAGACGCTAATGCCTCGTTTTCTGTACAGGTTGTTGATCCAAGAGAAATATTATCAAATGTTGTTATTATATTAAATAATTATGCTGGAAGTGTTTATAATAATAAAAATTATTATAATGTTTATGGTTTTTTAGAATATGATGTAAGCGATAAATTAAAGGAAACTTTTGAAAATACACGTATACATGGGTTCAATGTTGGTCCAGTTGAAAGTGTAAAAACTTGGTATCCAGTAGATCCAAATGATCTAGGAACAACATCTTTAGACGTTTCTTTATTTGCAAGTTTTCAATGGTTAAGATCCGCTTTTTATGAAAAAGATAGCATAAAAGATGAAAATATTTTAGAGAAAGTTGTAGATAAAAGCACTGGCGAAGTTTATTATTTTGGAAATGACATGTATAGATTTCCGAAATTAAATTTTAGTAATTTTGAATCATTTTTAGGAGAGGGACCAGTTTCATTTCCAGAATTTTTCCCAATGACTGGTGAAGGTTTCTCTAGAAGAGGTGACAACGGAATTCCTTGGTATCGCGTCAGGCAAGCTCTAAATGCTCTTTTTAATTATAATGGACTTCTTCCAAAAGAATATGTGGACGCTGGCTTTGGTGGATATATAAATTTCCGTGGATATAATTATGTTGTTGATTTTACTGGGATACCTATTGATAAAATTCCTTTAACATATTTTTTAGATTTTGATCAAATTGATTTATTGTCTCTGTCACAAGAACTATGTGACGTTATTAGTCATGATATGTTTGTTTCTTTGTTGCCAATAATAGATCATCCTTCTTGTGAATTTCTTTATAATTATAATAGATATTGGATGGAGCGAAATGCTCCAGATAAAATAATTGCAGGAATAATTAGGGTTGATGCCATTGATAGAACTAGACCACCAAAAATTGGTGCTATTAAAGAATATATAGACGAACTGGAAAAGGCAAATATACATGTTGAAAACAAAGATTTAGGATATGAATTAAGTAATATTACAACAGATAAATTTGTTGTTGGCGCACAAGAAGTTGAAATGTATTATTTTAATAATAATAAAGATAGGGATAATTTGCAATTTAGAAAGTGGAAAGCTGGTGATGGTCGCGGCCTTGAATGGATCAATGAAAACCAGTGGTCTATGGACGTATCACTAAAACAACAAATACTTCCCTTTTATGGATTTTTAGGAAAGGATGCTGTAACAATACCAAGGGGCTTTGGTTCATATCAACAAATATTGCTAGATACATCTGGCTTAGACGCTTACGGTGTTGGTAATTATTATGTTGCTACAGAAATGGAGCTAAGAGCGGCAGCTATTTCTTATGAACAATGGTCAAGATTTTTACTTCAATATAATGAAACATTCATGGAGGAAATTGGAGAAAATTTTAATCTTTATAAGAATCTTACCGCGTCCGCCCCAGAAAATCAAACAAATATTTTCAGCATACCAACTGGTATTTCATCTATTCGTCCACATATAGATTTTCTTACAAATAGAGAATTTGGGATTTCTGTTCCAAGATGTGTTTTTGCGTCTGATAAAAATTATATGGGTCCGGATGGATATCCGGCTAGTCCATGCTCGCCGCCTTATGGTTATCCCCTTTATTATAAGCGTGCTGAAAAAATAGGTATTCCAGAAGCTGGGATAGCAAATTTTATTGGTGTTCAAAAAGCTTGCATATCTAATTATGAAGAATTACAAAAAAACTTTGAAAAACGAGACGAAAGAATAAAGCTTGTTGATTCTTTATTAAAAAAAGAAAGAAAATATAATTGGTCTTATAAAGATTTTATAGATACACAGTCTGATATAGATAAATTAAAAGAGATTGACCCCAGTGGAACATGGCTTAAATTAGCCTATATAAAAGAAACATTTTTAGAAAATAGTCCACTTATTAAGAATGCAAGTAGACTATCAGAACAGCATTTAAAAAATGCTAAAAAAGTTTATAACTTTATTAAAAATGTAGCAGATAATCATCTTGGAAAAACATTTTTAATTAAAATACCAAAACAATGTAATGTTAATTATTCTGATCAAATTAGGCTAACTCTTGATCAGCCACTACAGATAAATAATATAGAGTATGGGCCATATGGTTTTAAGCCATTACCTATATCGTCTGGAATTAACCAATTCTTACCCAATTCGAATTCTTTAAATATATTACTAGCCCCGCAAAAAGCTGATTCTAGAAATAATTATATTAACGGGGGAATTACAGTCGGTAATGATCTTTTTCATCATTATTTAGATTTTGATAAACCAAAAGAATTTAAATATTCATATGGGGCGTTAAAAAATAATTTTAATCCTATTTCAGAAAAGTGGGAATTTAATTATGTTCCAGAGCCTCAGGGTGGATTTTTTAATTTTGCTATGTTTGATAGAAATCTTTCATTAACGCAGTCTTTAGATATTGACAAAACAAAACTTCCATATGCCCAATATCAATTAATGGCTCCTATGGATTTAACAAATTTTATTTCTAACAATGGAAGATTAAGCTGTTATGCTAGATATGATAATAGTCAATATTTAGATTTAAGTTCAGTTGGTTCAGATAATATGACTCAGCAGTATCTAGATCCAGCAAAGGGGTTTGTTCCAGACATATTAGAAGAACTTGAAAACACAAACAATGATAATAGAAATAGTTTTGAGCAAATTGCTAATAGATTATCAAACAGTAATTATGCTCAAAAAATCCCTTCTATTGCATTTGTTAAATGTGAAATTAATGATTCTTTTTATATGACACCGAAAACTAAAAAACAAAAAGTAGAGGTTTTTGGAAGAACATATGATTATGTTATTACAGTGCCAGAGCCAGAAGAAATAGAAGTTACTGATGATAATGGCTGTAAAATTAAAACAAAGGCCCAGGTTTATCCTACACCAATTTTCACCCCTGGGCCAAATGGTGGGTCTGATAAAACGTTTGTAGAAATTTCAGAATTTGATAGAAAATATTCTAACGAATTTGATGCAGAGATTATCGAAACAGAAAAAGAAAAATTAAATCCAGATCATGTATATGCAATAATAACAGTGCCCGGAAGAATAATGCCAAGTGTTGATCAAAGATTTGTTGATGGCCCTAATCAGGCTGTAAATGGCGTAAGTATTAAACATTTGTTAACAATGGATGTTGTAAGAGGCGCTCCTGGATTTGAGAAGCCAGCTCCAATTATTAATAGTAAACTTGATATTTGTAATTTTTACACTGCAAAACAGCTTTCAGAAGCACAAAAAGCGGCAAAAGAAGTTTATAAAAAAAATGGTTTTGCAAACCCAGAAATAACAATAGGTTTTTCTCAACCGTCGCCAATTTATCCAGACCTTGTTGTTCTTCCGTTAATGTCTCGCGAAAGATGTTATGGTCCATGGCTATCTTCTTCTATTGTTAATGGATCTGATGATGATAGAAAAAGATATTCCGACTTAGGAGGTAAAGTTGAATTCGTTAAAGATGAAAATCTTGCCCCTTGGAATTATGCTGGGTATCAATTAATGAATGAAGCTGGAGCATTACAAGCTCAATTTTCTAATAGTTTATTACTTTATACCGAAAGAGGCGGATTTATTGTTCCAGATATTCCAAGTGGCGTTGCTTTAGCTAAAAGCTTAAAAGACCAAGGGCCATTAGTAACATCAATGTCGGTAGATATTGGAGATAGTGTAAAAACAACTATTAAAATGGATTTATACACTTCAAGGTTTGGAAAACTTCAGAAACAAAAAGAACAAGCTATTGCACAAATTGTTAGAGAAAGACAAAAAATAATAGATCAAAATAATTCAAATATACGAAAAGGAATTGGAAAATCTGTTTCTGGAACAAATTTAGTTACCCCAATTTTAAAAAATGCTATTAAAAAATTTGAGCAAGTTGAGGACTATACAAGTTTAGAAAAAGGGGCTCCTTTTTCAAACCAAATTAGTTTTTATACAAATTCATATGATCGTGATCTTCAACTAGAAGACGGTACAAAAATTAAAAAAACAGAAAAAGCTAAAAGTTCAAATTTGGAAAATTCTAAAGAAATTGGAGAAAAACTTGCCACGGCAAATGATTCAAATAGTGCAGAAAAATTGGCTTATAGTAGCGCAAACGCTTCAATGGCACAAATTTTTGAGCCAATTAGTAATCTTCCAAGTCACTCAGATTTTCCATCTATTTTACCAACAAACATAGGACAATCAAGGAGTAAACTTGCATAATGAGTGATCAATATCACATTATAACAACTAATCATCCATATATGATTGATCTTGGTCTTGGCGCTTTTACCACTGGGCAATTATATGAATGGTTAACAAAAAGAAATATTGATGGTACATTTCCAAATTTATATGGGATAAATGAACCTTATTTTGATGTAATATCAGAAGAAGAAATAAAATCTAAAGTTATTAATGAAGCAATAAATATTGGCGCATATGTAATTCTTGGTGGCTTTGGTGGCGATTTTTATCAAGACCCAATAACTCTTAATGATTTAACTTTTAGTTATTATAGAATAAAAGATAATATAGTCAAGCTTAATGAAAAACAACCAATAAGTAATTGGGAGTGCAGTGATCCAAACCTAAAAATGTTTCTTGAATCTTCAGATCTTAAAAGCTGGTTTAATTTGTTTAACGACAAAGAATCATATTGCGTACCAGCCTATGGTTCATTTTCTTATGATCAACCAAGCATAAAAGATAGAAAAAACCTTGATTTAATTATTTCTAATATAATAGAAATTAATAATTTTGCTAATATTGCTAATGAAATTAATGCTTCTGGAGATTTTTGGAAAGATAAAGGAATCTTTCCGGCAATTGAATTTATTAGAGACTTTAAAACAAGTATAGAAAAAAGTATTGAATGGTCTGGTCTTGTTCCATTTAAAATAAATGAAGATTGTATAAAACCAGAACTAGTTAAATATAAGATGTATTTATATGATAGTGTCTCGCCAAAAGTTGAATCGAATGGGGTTGCTATATCTGCACCAATTGCAATATCTTCATTTACTTTAAATGGCGAGCCTGGAAAAAATGAAAACGGTGAATATATAGGAGATAACACAAAAAAGGTTGGCGGCTTAGATATTTATCAAGATCCAATAACTGGAAAATTTTCTGCTAAACCATTGGTTCCTGGATATTTAACTACGGCAGTAGCTGCGTCTCAAAACCCAACAATTGAAGATATAGAAAATTTAGATTTAAAAACATTGCGTGAATTAACGACTATGCCAACTGGCAGAGCTATTTTTATTGAAATGCAAAACGGAAACCCCCTTGACTGGCAACCAAATTATAAACTGGAACAGTCTTGCAGAAAAGACGATACAGCAAAAGCTGAAGTAAATGTTATTAACCCATGGGGGCAAGAATTTTCAAGAGGAGAGAAAGTTCTATTAAATCATGCGGCAGATAATTGGTGGATAATAAATAAAGTTCCTAATAATCCGGTTTCAGAATCAAAATTTGTTGGTTATTGGGATTTTTCATATTTTATGACAAACCATGAATTTTATTTTGCTCGTGAAGGAACAACAAGCGATGGGCAATCTAAATCTTTAATAAAATTTTCTCATGATCAATATGAAGAAGAATTTAGAATTAATTATTATTCTAGAGATGATTATTCTTTTGCTAAAGAGTTAAATATTGGAACTTCTTCTACGTCAACATTCAATATTCCAAAATTTGGATACGCTCATATAACGTCATGGGATTTCATGAGAAAGGAAATGGGTGGAACTAGACCGGTACAGGTAGGTTCTTATGAAGGGAAAAATGCCCTAAAATATACTGTTGTTGGAAAATTAATAAATGGTGGCGATCAAGACAAAAGAGACTCAGAATATAATTATGCATATGATACAGCGCCATTTTTTGGATGCGTTTTTCCTAATGGCTATGAATCTTCTTTAGTAAGAGAAGCTTATGAATATACACAACCTACCGGCAATAAACTAAAAGTTCAAATTAATGGAATTACTACTAATATTAATAGTTTAAACCTTAATTATTTAACACAGATACAAGACGCAAAAGAAATTTTTAAAGATGTAAATGCTAACAAGACAAACGGGGTTGGTGCAGGCATAGTCGAAGGTGTTGATATTGGAATATTTAATCAAGCAAGTAATGGAAATCTGCTACATTTACCAGCAGATATTGCAATGAATTCTCCTTGTTCTTATTTAAAGAATGAGCCATATAGAGGATCGCCAATAACTAATTATAATTTAATTTTTAAATACATGACCCCAGAAATTGGAACCGGCCAATATATTTTACCTGAAGAATTTTTTAATCATAAATCTGCTTATTCTTTTTATTATAAAAACAATGATATTTCAGATTCATTTTTTGAGTTTGAGCCAGTAGATAATAAAATACAATTTAGACCACTAAGAGCTGAAACATATGCGTCACTCGATGCTTGCAATTTAGGCGTAAAACTTGCCGGTGATGCTGGTGGTTTGAATAGAGGCATTTTTGGATCTAGATCATATATTAATACAATTAATGATCGACAGTGGACTCCTTTAAGTCCTAATGCAACTTCTGTGCCAAATAAATTAGATTTTCAGGAGCCTCTTTTTTCTAGGGATGCAATAAGAAGATCATCTTTATTAGATGTTCATCCATTAGAGGTTATTAGAGACTATAGAATGGCCCAAACTGCTGGCGTTGAAACCATAATACATAATTATCTTGTAGAAATTGGTCTTGGATATGGTTATAATGACGCTAACGTTTTGTCTCAAACAGAACTGGGTCTTGGTAGAAAAAATACATCGCAATATTTTAACTCTGCTGTTAAAGGCTATTTTCCTACTGGTGTTTGGGATGAAGTTTATGCTAATAAACCGGCTGGAGCGATTGGTGTAATTGGAGCTTCTGTTAAATATAGAATTTCTGGTGATAATATAGTTTTTAATGTAGAAAACTGTTTTGGCACAAGAGATAAATCTAAAGCCCTTGGAAGCCCCGCTGGTGTTAATCTTAGTCAAATTATAGGAGGTATGTTTGGAGTTATCCCAAGTTATGAAGGCGGTTTACCAGCAAGCCCATCAGAAGATGTTCCGCAATGGGGAAGTGATGATAATTATAACTCTTTTAACACAACGGCTTTATGGGTTAGGGTTTTTCATTCATGGCCAAAGCATTTGACTATATATGATCCAAGATACTTTGCCGTTCATCATTTTAATGATGGCATTGATATTATCAATGATGAAAGTCAAGACTCTACTGTTGATTTAAAATGGCCAACTGATGAATATGATAAATTTCTATTTATTACAGACAAAATTTATTCTAATGGGGCATCTAATATTGGTGTAGGACCAATTAGAAAAATCAAAAGTTCAAATGACTGGAAGGTTCAAAGTGGAACAGGCTGGTTGAACGGAAGACACAGAAGAGGAAAACTTTTACCATATAAATATAAAAAATTTAGTATTGGCATTGGAACAGACGACCCAACAGATACATCAACTGCAATAAATTCTGAAATTATTAAAATGGGCGATTTTGATATTAATCAAGACAAAAAAGTTAAGCAAGTTAATTTTGGCGTTTTGGTAAAAAATTATGGTAAAGATTATGTAGATGGACAAATTTTAACAACGGCAGGCGGATCTGGCCAGGGTGTTGAATTAGAAGTAAGTGTTGGCGCGGGTGGCGAAATTTCAAACTTAAAAGTTATTAATCCTGGTAAAAATTTTGCTTCTAGCGCTTTTATGAATAATGAAGATTTAATAAAAAATGCTAAATCTTTGGTTCAAATTGTAAAAAAGAATTCTTTAGATCCAGGAGAAGGGTTTGATGCATCTATTGTTTTTGGAAGAATTGTGGCATCTGACGAGGAAGATGAAAAACCAAAAGAAGCTACTAAAATAGCCAGACTAACACCAAGTAGCGCTGGAAATGGTGACGATAATGGAATCGTAAAAAGAGATGAAACAATTCAAGTTTTAATAGAAAATAAAAATAAAACAAATGAATATGATATATTTTATCACTATCATAACGATATTTCACACGTTATTGGCTATGACGGTGATGCCAACATGTTTTCTTTTGATCAATTCGTCAATGTAGAAATTACATCTTAAATAATTATTTTGTGTATAATATACTATACTTTACAGGAGATATAATATGGCAAGCATTACTTTTCGTAGCCAAATAAATACGACAAATCAACAAATAAGTCATTCCGCCGGATCTGGGCTCGGGTTTTATGGTGCTGGATATGGAATTTCAGTTCCTGTTGGCGAGTATCAGGATACTACATTTGTCACAAATGCCAACGGTACTGCCAATGATGCTTATGCATTGAACAATACAAAATATATTGCTCCGAGCAGTGTTCAATCAAGTATACTCCAGCAAACGGTTCAAAATGCGGTTTTGCCAAATTATCATGCTCCACTTAACATTCGTTTTACCCACACTGAGCCAGTAAGAGTTCAAAATTGTAAATTAAAAATATTTGATAGGGTTAATATTGATAGAGCAGCAAGTGGAGTTACAACCACTGTTTATGAAGTTCGTCATCCGAATATAACTACAGCTAATAGCGGATTAGCTTTTCGTGGTGAAGCTGGTCATGCATGGAAGGAATTTGGCCCAAGTGAAGGTGGGAATGTTGAGCTTACATGTACAGCTTCTCCTGGGGTAAGTGGAACAAATACTAGCAATAGTGAAACTTTAAGCTCTGTGCTTGGTGGATGGATTAGTAATAGCGGAGCATTGCATCAAAGTTCTCAACACGATTGGTATTTTGCTTTAAGCGCATCACCAGATAGCATAGGCTCAAAAACAGATTATGGTTTGTATTTTACGTGTGAATACCTGTAAGGTAAACCATGCATGAATAATACATTATATGTTATAACGCCATATTTTAATCCATGGCGTTATAATTCGAGGAAAAAGCTTTACTTCCAATTCAGGGAGTATATGCGAAAATTTAATTGTGAATTAGTAACTATTGAAGTCGCCCTAAAAGATAGAGATTTTGAAACTTTATATGAAAAAGATGGCGAATCATATTTTCCCTTCAAGTCACAAGAATTAAATAATAATCATATTTTATTAAGAACAAAATCTGAATTATGGCATAAAGAGCGTGCAATAAATTTAGCAATAAATAGATTGCCACACGATTGGAAATATGTCGCGTGGTGCGATGCCGATGTTCAATTTTCTAGAGACGATTGGGTTGAAGAAACAATCCATCGTTTACAGCACTATTCTGTTGTACAGCTTTTTTCAGAATCTGTAAATCTAAGTCCATCTTTTGAGGTTGTTGGGAATAAAAGAATATCTTTTTTTAAAGCATTTTTAGAAGGCTATGACTTAAAGGCTGGGCCTTATTTTAAATTACCACATCCGGGATTTGGTTTTGCCTTTACTAGAGAAGCGATTGATGCTCTGGGCGGTCTTTTGGATATGGCAATATTAGGTTCTGCGGACTTACATATGGCTAGGGCTTTAACCGGCAATGTTAAGCAGGGGCTATATGCGAAGCTTTCTAAGGGCTATATAGAGCAATTAGAGCTTTGGCAAGCCAGAGCTGATGATTTTATCCATCATAATGTTGGCGTGGTTCCTGGGCTCTGTATGCACTTTTGGCATGGCAATAGAGTAGATAGAAAATACCATGATAGATGGAAGATTTTGGTTGACAATGGCTACGATCCAGAATTTGATATTAAGGCCGATGGCCAGGGTCTTTTTCAATTTTCTAAAAACAAGCCAAAGCTAGAACAGCAAATTCGAGAATACTTTTCTAGCCGCAATGAAGACAGCATTGACGTTTATTGAAGAGTGATTAGTTTGTGGGGCGACCTATAGAGGTTATAGCATAGCTCACTCTTTTCTTCCGGCCCCATGTAAATATAGGCATAAGACTTGCCTTCTTTAGAAAAAGCATGGATTCCGGCATTGTCAGTAAAAGAAGTAATATAAATACCTTTTTCTGAAAGATACTGTTTTTCGTTATTGTGGCCTATAAAATAGGGTCCAGAACCGCCAATAACTTTAAACTGCTGTCCTTTTTCAAGGATTTTCCAGTCTGTTACTTTTACTTTTTTGGGTCGCTTTTTTACAATGAATTCTTTGCCGCAATTTTTGCAGGAAAAACTTCTTGCGCCATTTTTAGTTTTACAAGATTTGCAAGTTTTCATTTTACCAAAAAGCCGCCCCTTTCGGGACGGCTGAAAAAGTTTAAAAGGAAGAATCAGTCTGCTGAACGCTTATACTTGTGCCAGCCATTTTGACCAAGGACAAGATTTTCATCCTCTGCTGGACGCTTTGGAAACAGATTGTCTGATCCATCATCTAGAATTCCAAACGCCTTCTTAAACCACATTAGTGGTCCAGAAATAGCAAGCTTTTCAAAGTATTCTGCTTCCTTTTCCTTGCCCTTTTCGTCAGTATACTTTGCTCTCCTGACGCGATAGATAACATCGCCGCCATTAACTTGTTTTCCATCAATAACAGCAGATGGTGAATCTTCGAAGATTTCTTGAAAATGAGCCAACTTCCTAAAAAGCTCTTTATCAGAAGTCCCTTCGATTTCTACTGTGATTCTACCGTCGCGGGTTGTGTAATTCAATTTCATGCGATTCTCCAGTTTTCAGAATAACCAATAATACAGTGTGGAACAGTGTTTACATTTTTTTGATAATCATTCAGCTTGTCAATTGCGTCACTTGCTGACTTTTTACTAATCTTCCTACTAGTAGAAAGATTGAAAATTTCTCTAAAAAGACTAGTTGGGTTAATATTTAGTTGCTTGCACTTTATATCGATAAAGTTTGCCTGCGGATCTGTCATTCTACTTTGATCATCATACTCTCCTGTTGTAGTTTCTATAACTTTAGAAGAATTCTTAATTAAACTTGCAGTGTCTTTCTTTGTCATTTCTTCAGCAGAAACGGCTTTCAATCTAAGGGCCTTTCTGAGGGCCCTAGCTTCAGCTCTTGTTGCGGCTGTAGCAACCGCAAAGGCACAGAATGCGTCGTCTGTATTGCCCTCCCAGCAGTCTGCTACATCTGAAAAGCAGACGCCGTTTGCAAATTCGACCTTCCATACAACTGTTGCTCGCCCATGTGTTCCATCATCTTTGGGTGGATAAACTTGAGTTGGTCCACTATAGATTACTGTCCCGAGGAGAAGTTCTGCAACCCTTCTGAGTCCAGCCGCCAAGGGCATACCATCAAAGAGTTCGCTTTCGTCAAACTTTGACATTACATAATCATTCCACTCCAGCGATGTGATTTCTGGCATATCTGCTTCGACAACAACATCTTTTACAGATGTATCTACATTGCTTGGGCTAGGGAGTTCGCCAAGACCGCTAAATAAATCTTTCTTTTTCATTATAGCTCTACCTCAATGTACCTGTTTGACTTGTCCGGAAAACAATTTTGAATATCTTTTAATCTATTCAATACGAATAAGATTATATCTTCTTGCTTCTTAAGAGAAAGGTTCGACATAACTTTCAGTCTAATTATAACAAATCCCATCGTTAAAAGCAAGCCATTTTTTTGTAAATCTGCATTTATTTGTTTTTGCAGTTTTTCTTCACCCCACACAGGAAGAAAATGTGATGGCCCATCTATTTCTATAATAGTTTTTAGGTCTGGTAAATACAAATCAATTTCTAGCTTTTCGTTGGGTATTAGATTCTTTTTATGAAATTCTACCCTATGTCCACCATCTGAAATTCTTTTTAATAAAGTTCGTTCTAGTTTTGATCCATATTTTCCAGCTTTTCTTATGCTTTCAATAGATGCTTGATGCAGTTTTTCTCTTTCTTCTGAAGACATTAATTTCCATCTTTTTTTAGCTTCATCTGCTTTTTTATTTTTTTCTTCTTCGTTGAGAGAGTCCCAATAGTCAACTAAGCCAGAGCTTATTTTTACCTTTTCTTCGTGGCTTCTTTTTTTACCGCTGGTTGGATGAACTGCCCTGCCGCCTTTTAGGGCAAGTTTTTGAGCAACCGCCCTATCCTTTATTTTACAGCCATGCTTAGTTAAAATTCTCCTAATTTTATTAGGGTAGGTTTTGTAATATTCGGCTATTTCATACGTGCTTTTATTTTGATCTTGATACATAGAAACTATTTCAAGCTCATCTAGCATTTTTTGTCACCTCTAAAATTGAATTAATATCAAGGCTATCTATATTTTTTACTATTTTTCCAGTAATCCTATGTAATTCTTTATTATATTCTTTGCTTGATGTAAATGCTGGGAAATTATTTATAACATCTATTAGTTTAAACAGATTATTATGCCCGCTATACATAAAAGCCAATTTAAATTTATTTACTATTCTAGATGCAAAAGCAACGTTTTCAACAGAATTAGTTATCAAAACACCATTATAATTCCATATATCTGTAGAATTAAATAGTCCAAATTTTAATTTTGTTGAAACTCTTCCAATATTATTAAAAAATATACTAGCGTCAGAAATTTTATTTTCTTCCACTCCTTGATTCAAGCAATTAAATATTTTATTATTTTCTTCTGAATCAGAAAGAACATCTACATAAAAAGCGAGATTCATTTTTACCTCTTGTTTAAAAACCAGTTTATTGTTGATGATAATCCATCGTTTAATGAAGTTTTTGCTTCAAAATTTAATTGTTTTTTTGCTAGACTTGTATCAAGACATCTTCGTGGCTGACCATCTGGTTTTGTACTATCAAAAATTATTTCTCCAGTATAGTTCATTATTTTGCAAATCATTTCAATAAGGTCTATAATTTTTGTTTCTTGTCCAGTTCCAATATTTATTGGTTGTGGGTCTGTATCTACGTTGACTGCATTGATTATAGCCTGGGCACAGTCTTCAACAAATAAAAACTCTCTTGAAACTTGGCCAGTTCCCCAAATAGTAATTGATTCTTGCCCGCTTTGAATAGCAGTATTTACCTTCATAATTAATGCTGGTATAACGTGACTGGTTGTTAAGTTAAAATGATCATGGGGCCCATACATATTTGCCGGTAAAAGAGAAGTTGAATTAAATCCGTATTGTTTATTGTAAGCTATCAACATTTCTATCAGTGTCTTTTTAGCTATACCATATGGAGCATTTGTTTCTTCTGGATAACCTAGCCAAAGATCTTTTTCACAAAATGGCACTTGTGTAAATTTTGGATAGCTACAGACTGTTCCAAGTAATATAAATTTTTTAACATTGAAAACCATCGAAGAATGGATTATATTACATCCCATTATAAGGTTATCATAAATAAACTTTCCGGGATTTTCTTTATTTGCTATAATCCCACCAACAGAACCTGCTGCATGTATTACAATATCTGGATTAACATCCATCATTAAGTCTTTGCATTTTTTTGCGTCTCTTAAATCAGCCTCTTTGCTAGAAATTGCATATATTGACCTATCATTAAACTGTTGTTTAATTTTTGGCAATAAATTTTTTCCTAGAAATCCACTTGATCCAGTAATAAGTATTTTCATATTAATCCTTTATAATTTAATCCAGTCATTATCTAGAATATCTTTTTCAGAATGAGGTATTCTTGGGCCAAACCAGTTTTTTGGACAAACAACCTTTTTATCTTTATTTTTATTTATCCAAGCGGCCCACCAGCTAAATGTACTATTTGCAATAATATTTTTTTTACATATGCTCATAGTCCACATATCAATAATTGGATCAGCGTTATTTATAAATGTCATTTGATTAAAATTCAAATTATTTTTACACCACTCTATATCATCTGAAAATACATATATTGGTCCAGAATGATTCAAAATATCTACTGCTGATTTATAATATTCTAAAGTTTGAAGTGGGTGATATTCTTGTAAATTAACATAATCTGTTCTACGTATATGAATTGATAAACAATCTTCATTTAATATATTTTTATTTAATTCTAAAAATTCATCTGTTGGCTCTAGTTCTTTCCGCACATCGTCTGCAATTTTTTTAAAATATTTTTCTCCTTGCCAATACCCGTCTAAATAATAGATCTGGCTTGTATCAGAAAAATCAATTTGGCTAAAATTGTTATAATTAAAATTATCAAAAATTTTATTCGATTTGTTTTGATATATTTTATTATCATATAAATGATTTTGATCAAGTTTTATTTTAGGAAATCTGTATAAGTCTCTATTCCTGCTAGAAGCTTCAATGTGGTCATCGTATAATATTATATGACCATAAAGCTTTTGAAGATTTCTGGCACAGGCCCATTGAAACAGTTGGTTTCCAAGACCACCAACTAATCGGCTTATTATCATATTTAGTTCCTTTTTAATACAGATATAAATATTCCATTATGCCAATCACTTTTTTCACAAAAAAAGCCTTTTTTTACATCTTCTAAATTTGTTTTAATATCAATAGAATATACTAGGTTTAAATTTAAATCTTTTATTGATCTTAATGTCTCAGTTTCAACATAATCCCAATTCCAGTCATCGCATATAAAAATAAATTCATCTTCTAAAGATGGCATTGCTAATTTTAAAGCGTTATATTGATCTTCTGGTTTATGTGGCCCATCAAAAAAGTATATGTTATATTTACCTATATTAGAATAATCAATATTTGTATAATTCATTTCTTTAAAAGAGAAGTTTATTTTACTTTTAGACTCATTAATACATTTTTGTATATTTGCTTCAAATTCTTGTTTTGGCCCATTAAATTCACTCCAATTATCTACAGCAAATGCTGTTATATTATTGTCAAACATGGCCGAACATAATGTAGAGCCTTTCCAACATCCTATTTCTAAATACCTAGGATTATTTATAGTCTCACAGAGATTATTGATAAATTGTCTATATTTTCTACCAGACATTCCATTTAAATTTAAAATCCAATCTGGCAACTTGTTTTTATGTAAATTATTGAAAACATTTTTTATTGAATTTTTATAATCGCTATTTATATAAGATTCTTCTATTTTTATTAAAGGCCAATTATCGTTCATTATAATCTCCAATAGTTTAAGTTAAGATAGTCTTGATTTTCAAAAGAAAATGATTCAAATAAAGAATCTAAAGACAGATATTGTAAATCTTCCCACTTATCTACAAATAAAACGGGCATATTTTTATATAGCTTTTCAAGGCTTCCGCATCTTTTTAAGATTGGCACTCTTTTCATCATTAATATTTCCCAAGTTCTGTGACAATCTAAGCCATTGCCTTCTGGGCTTATTGTGAATTTATGACTTTTTATTTCTCTTAAATATTCTTTATATTGAAGATTTGAATTTACGTCAATAAAATCAAAACTCTTACAAATATTGAAGCATCTTACTCTTTCTAGCTTATTTGTTGATAAGTTACAATTGAAATAGATATTGCGAGTCGGGGCTATATATTCTTCTGAAATTTCATAAAGCCATTGTGTTTTAGGGCCAAATGTATGTTCCCATCGTGTATTTTCAAAACCGATTGGTATTGGTATAACATTTTCTTTTTTTGAATACGAATTTTGTGCATACCAAGTTTTGTAGCATCCGTCAAAGTCGTTAACATTAACACCGTGCTCCTTCCAAGGCTCAATATCACAAACATATCCATCGCTATTATGAGTTATAATAATAAGATCTTTTTTTTGCTTTAAAACAGATTTAAAATTATTTATTTGATGCGTATCGCAATAAATAATATCTCCATCGTTTATAGACAATGGATCGTTGTAAAGTTTATCATAATAGACAAGTATTTTGTGTGAAAGATATGGAAAATATTCGCCTCTAATTAAATTCATAATTATCCTAAAAATTTATATAAGCATAATCCGACAGAATTATTATTATTTAATCCATCTAGAACTTCCATTTTTTCCCACTTATTACTTGATTCTATATATGGTCTTAAATATAAAGCTTTTGTAGATATTCCATTATCGTATTTTCTGGGCTTGATTTCCCAGTCGTGCATTGAAAAATAACAATCTTTATCTATATATTTTTCCATTTTTTTAAAATCATTTAATGCTATATTAGGATCTTCTGGACCATCAAAAAACATATAACTAATTTTTATATTTGATTTTATTATATAATCTATTAAATATTCTGAATAAAAACTAAAAAATGATACATTTTTATATTCTTGTAGAAAAGCTTGAGAAGGAGATCTTGATGGATCGCATGTAAATACTTTAAGATCTTCATTTATTTTTTTTAATCCTCTTGAGAGATAATAGGTTGATCCACCAACCCCAGTCCCTGTTTCTAATATATTGTATTTAGGCTTTATGATATTTATTATCCAATTAAACAACGTTTTTCTTTCGAATGGTAACATTTCTGCCGCAGAATATATATTTTCTATGTTATAGTTTATATCGGTGTCGGTCATTATTTAAAACCTGTTTTGTATTTTTTGAATGTATGTGTAAATTAACTATTTTAGATTCGCTATTTTCAAACTTGACAGAAGGGTATTGTGTTATATTTAAACGTTTTTCTCCTATCAATTTTCCTATTCTATGATGATCTCCATACCATCCTGGAAGATAACCATTATGAGTTCCATATAAATATTGGCCATAGGATGAAGGATCAAATACATATTCATAATTTTTATTAGGAATTGTTGGCAAGTCTATTATCAGATGCGGACTTATTTTTTGAATTCCAGATAGAATCTGCATCTCATTTGGATGGTCTTTCACTAGTGACGATAAAAACTGATAATCATTCATCGCTTTTAATACAAGCGAGCAAATTTCGTTTAAATGATCTTTAGAATTGCAATATGAATATCCAAAGACAAGTTCATTATCATTACATGGCGTTATGTGTAATCCATTTCTACTTGTTTCAATAGATTTTTTTGCATTTTCGAATTTTTCAAATAAAATTACATCTGAATCAAAATGAACAAATTCATCTAAATGCAAATAATTCATCATGTCAAAGATAATAAATATTCTATATAAAGAAGTCTTCCAAAGTGGATTACCATCGTGTTTCCATAGAGGACTTTGTATTGCGTTTTTTGTTATTTCAGAGGCAATATTATCTATACTAATAGTAGAGGCATTCTCTATAGTTTGCTTAGAATTTCCACATAAAAATATAGAACTTTCGGGATCAGAAAGTTTAACTGAATTTATACTATCTTGTAGCCAGCTTGGATATTCTCCAAGATGTACAAAAAAATAATTCATCTTGCTTCTATGCCTCTTAACCAAGCATGAGACGAAACCATGTCAAAATGATTAGATAACTCTTTTAATTGTTCATCATTTGGTATAAAGTTTATATTAGTAGTTTTAAGTTGACGGTGTTCACAAATATCATTGTGTTTTTCATAAACCCAATTTCCATATATTTCTTGTTCAGCAAATGGCGATTGATTAGTATAATCAATTGAGTCTAATAAAACTTCAAAAAATGATCTATTGTGCAAATTTTCCACATGGTTTATCAATTCATTTAAATATTCTTTTTTAAACATCATATGATGACAGATAAAAGAAAAGTTCTGGGCATTTAGGCCAGTCATTTTATTATAATTTTGCTTATAAGGATAATGATTTTCTGTAGGTATTGAATATTGAAATTTATCTGTTTTAAAATTTAAATCTCTAAGAATCATAGTGTCTGAATCTAAAAAAACAAAGGATTCAGTCAAGTCTTCTATTACCTTAAAGCAAAACAGCTTGATTAATTGTTGGTATATCCAAGATGCCCTATAGGCAAAATTAGGAAACTCTTTTTGCCATCTAATTTTTATTTTATCTACAGAAAAATATTTATCAAAATTATTATCTAATATTATTTTATATTCATCATCTATATTGAGATCTATAAATGATGGAGATATCACATACGTTTTTCGCTTATTAGAAATATGTTTTAATGATTTTATCGTTTGCTCTAAATTTTGCGCGTCTTTTGGGTGACATGGAATCACTACATCATACATTATAAATTCTCCTAAATTTTTTATCAAATAAGCTTAAACATTCTTCGTAATGTTCTTTATAAGATTTATTCATTTTATTTGAATAAGTATTATTATTCCAAGGAGCTTCCCCATGACAAAAATGGGCAGCTTTTTTTATCTTATTCTCTGGGGTTCTCCAAAAACTGCAAAATGAATTACTTGATAAGTTTTGATAAAAATATAAATTAATAATTGGTTGATCACTTCCTATTGATGCATGATTATTTATATTTGATAACCTATCTTTAAGATTATTGATTTTTTCTACTGTGTCTTCTTCAATTAAAGATGTATTAAAATATAAAAATCCAGTATTATATCCCGGTTCATTTATGAATGGATATTCGGTTTTTAATTCAGAAATCGCCTTTTCTTTTTGATCAGATAGATGCATTTGGCAAAGATATTGATCTATTGTAAAAGGTCTATCTAGATCTGCAAACATTATCTTTTTTGGAGGAAGTTCTTCAATAGAAATATCGTCGAATATAACAATATCTTGATCGAAATATAAAACATAATCCCATTGTTTAAAAAATATATCAAATATATTTAATTTTGCATAATAAAAATTTGAACTTTTTATATTAAAAATTGATATTTCTGTTTCTTTTAAGAAATTTAATTTATTTGGCGATATATTATTTGCTATTAAACAATAATCCCCGTCCCACTTTCCATGTATTTTAGCATTCGCAAATAAATATTTTGCTTGTTCTAAATAATTTTCGTTACAAACTTGAACAAGTATTTTATTAGACATAGTACCAGTTTCTGCTCATATCTTTATATGACGGTCTATAATTTATTAATTTACAATGACTATAATAGAAATTAAAATTTAAATTAAATAACCTTGTACAGAGTTCTGCATCTTCTCCCCAAAACAATGTTTCATTGTATGGATTTTTAATAATGACATCTCTTTTAACAGAAAGATGCCCATGATGAAGATCTTTATTAGAACCAGACGGTATCTTTAAATATCTATTATCAATTAAACTTATTATTTTTTCTGTTTTAAAATCGGAATATATTTCTGATAAATTTTCATTTTCATAAAAGCCGTGGACAAAACAATCAGCGTTAGTATTTTCAAATACATGTTTGGTAATTTCTATTTTTTGTTTATGCATAACATCATCGACATCAAAAAATATTATAATGTCTCCATTTGCTATCGTGGCGGCTTTATTTCTTGACCAACTAACAGATTTTCTTTCTTGAGTAAAGAACGTTTTAATAGTTTTATCATTAATATTTAATCTTTCAACATTATTTGCTACTACAATTATTTCGTTTGGCTGAACAGTTTGTGACTTTATATCATTTAATACGCTTGGTAAAAAATAAATATCTTTATTCCAGCATGTTATACAAAAACTGATTTTTTTCATACAATTCCTTTAAATTTTATTTAATAAATTTTTTAAATTATTTAAAGCTTTTTGATTATCAAATTCTTCTATTAATTTAGATGCTCTAATAAAGCAATTATGTTTATTTTTTATTTCTGTTTTTATAAAAAGAGACATATCTTTTTCTTCTTTTTGGTAAGAAAAAAGTTTTGCAAGATTTTTATTTATTAAATCTCTATTATCGCATTTTATTGTGGTTTTGTTTGCATAAAGTGAGCTTTCAAAAAAAAGCTGGTTAAACACGTTCTGGGCAGTATCTAAAATAATTATTTCATCATATTTATCGTACAGTGATACCAAATTGAGTATATTTACATTTATATCAAATCCAGGTTTTCTTCCAAGATTTATTGTATGATATGTATCATATTTTTTACATTCTTCTTTTATATTATTAATATCTTGTAAAGTTATAATTGCTGTTTTTATTTTAAATTCTGGAACGGTCTGTTTTTTTATAAATAAATCAACCGCTGGCAATAATCTTACAACCTTATTCTTACTATTAGCCGGATGAACACTTTCATCCTGATTAGAATAATAACATATTAAATTAATATTATTATTAATAATAGAATCAATCTGATCAATGTCTTTTTGATTTAAACCAGTAATGTTTATGCAAATGGAGACCTTTTTGTTTTGACTACAATATTTTAATATATCTTTTAGATATTTACTAGCGGCGTGAAATAGCAATATGTCTGGAGAGTATCTATCCAAGGCATCAAAAGCACTTAGTTGATTGTCATTCCATATGGCAGAAGTAATACCAGCTTCATTGAAGCATTTATCCAGATAAAGAGGCTCTGTAGATATTTCGCTTGAATAATTTTGAATTAAAATTTTCATTATTGAGTAATCCTTTTTAAAATCTTAATATTATCAATTTTTGGAGATATTTTTTGATTAAAAATCACACCAATATTAATTGACTTGTTTATTTCGTTTATAGCTTCAAAAATGAATTTATTTTTATAATCTGGCAAACATAATATTGAAAATAGTGCATCTATATGTTTTTGACTATTTATATAAAATATTTCCGACCAAAATTTATCTTTTATGCCGAGAGCAAAGCTTTCGAGCCTATTATTATTTTCTATGATTCCTATTTCAAAATTTGAATCTGAATTATTGTATTGACCAAGAATACACGTTTGATTAAGATCAATTAAATTTAAATGATTCTGGTTTAATAAAATTCCGCCACTACAAAAAAGAATCTTAGTATTTACTGTGTTACTCAAACAAAGTCGGGCGCTTTCACAACAATTAGAATGATAGTATATTTGATTTTCTACAATTCTTATATTTAGATTACTAAACTTTGATTTTACAAAATTAACAACTTTTTCTGTTTCAAATCCTGAACAAATAATAATTTCAAAATTTTTAAAACAGGCTTTTATGGCATCAATTTGTTTTTCTAGTATGGTTTTGTTTTCTAATTTTATTAAAGATATTGGGCCATACGACTTCATTCTATGACCATGATTCTCACTTAATAAAACCACGGTCACAAGTTCATCAGAATTTTTTTTTGATTTATCCCCACTTTTGGGGCTTGTTATAAATGTTTCTTTATTTTTCATATGTTTTTATACATATTACTATTGATTGCAACTTGTTTTGCGTGCGACAATAATAAATTATAATCATTAAAATTTAAGTATTCATTATTTGCATACCAAAATGGTATTGCCGCTATTTCTGAAGATTCAAAAAATATTATTTTTTCTAAATTAGAATTAAGAGAATTATCTATTGCTTCTAACATTTCTGGATTTATTTGATCGTCATGATTCATCTTTATTAGATAAGCACAATTCTTTAAATTTATAAATGCTTCATGGTCTATATTTGTTTTTTCAAAATTTATTATCAGCTTTGTTTTAATTTTAATTTCATTTAATGCTTTTGTGTATGTAAAAAGATAAGAAGCGTTATCATTATGGCCTGATGTTATTACTAATTTAATTTTTGATTTATCATAATTTATATTTTTTATTGATTTTATTGATTTTTCAATATTTGAAATATTTTCATAATCATATATGGCTATGCCAAATGTAGTTTTTATTTGATTTTTTGCTTTTTCTAAAGAAACATCTTGGTTTCTATACATATTGCAAAATCTTTTCAAACAAAACCACTCTTTGGTATCATCTTTATATTTTATATGCGCATTTAAATCAATAAATTTTTCTAGTCTATTAGCCTTACAGTGTGGTAATTGAATATTATTATCAAATTCAGCAAATACACATTCTTTGCAGTTTGTTCTAATTTCTGATTGCTGTGATTTCATATGTCATTCCAGAGTAATGAAAGGTTTCTATTTTAAGACCAACTGACTCAAGAAGACTTTTAATATAAGACATTTCAACCATTGACTGTCTATCTTGTAGATATTTATTTGCAGTATCTTTATCGATTAAATCATTAGAAACCATTTTACAAAATAGAGAAAGGTCTGTACCGCCAATAATTAATTTACCATTTAATCTTAATTTTCCACAGACCTTATATACTAATTCTTTAATATTATCAATTGAAAAATAGTCTAAAATTTCATTTGCAAGAATAATTTCAGCTTCATTGTCGAATAATTCATTTAAATCAATGTTATTTTGAATATACAATATGTTTTTATATCCATCAATACCATTATTAATTTCTTTAGTTAAATTTACTTTCATAATTATACCCGTACTGCTTTATTAAAAATTTCATTCCATTTGTTTATAAATTGCTCTTGAGAAAATCTTTTTAAGATGGTTTCTCTTGCTGCATTTCCAATTCTTTTTTGTAATTCTTCGGAAACAAGTAAGACTTGAATATATTCCTTTAACTCTTCTTCGTCATTAGAAATGAACCCATTTATTCCATTTTCTATAATCTCGGGAATCATACATGTTGCTGTACTAACCACGGCACAACCGCACGCCATAGCCTCTAATAAGGCTGTTGGAACCGGGCTGATTGTTGATGTGTTTAGAAAGACTGCCGCTTGTTGATATTCTTTAACAAGATCGGCAGTCGATGCAACTGCTTTAGATAATCCAGGCGTATCTCCAACTAATTTAGTTTTTATACCACTTGTTATTCTTTGCCAGCCGCTAAAATTACAACAATAGTCTCTATTTACATAATCATTAACAACTGATAAAACATGATTTTCTTTTGGAAGATTTACTGCTTCATTTATAGCTGGTTTAAAAGTTTCCATATCTACCGAGTGATGAATAACCTCACCATTCATTTGCCATTGACGACGAGAATATTCTGATATAAAAATATTTATGTCGCCACTCATTTGTCTGAATGCTTCAAGTTGTTGATTTGGCCAGCTTGGTATTGGTAATGTATGTTCGAGAGAAATTATTGGAACATCAAAAAATCTTTTTAATTGTTGAGCAACTTGATACTGGCCAAATTTGCTTTGCGATAATATTAAGTCATATTCTAAACCGCTGATTATAGTTCCTTTTGGCATTACATAATAATTACTTGGGATTTTAGCATAGGTTGTATTCCATAATTTACAATTATCATATCTAAATGAATAAAAATTATGACCTGTTTTTGCTAATTGTTCTTGGTATCTTTCATGAGTATCAAAAGTTAAAATATTCAAAATCTTTTTATTGTCTGAATTTGCTTTTCTTATGATATCAATTGTTTTCATTAAGTATCTCCTTTATTTTATTTCCAATATTCTCATAAGAAAATTCTTTAGCTCTTGTTAGTCCGGCGACAACATTTTTCTTTTTGTCTTTATTTTCATAATAAAATCGCATTTTTTCCCTGACGCTTTTTTCGCACGGTTGAAACCAATATTCTCTGCCAGTAAAAATATCTGGAAATGCTGCATCTTCGCATTGACAAATTGAATAAACCCCATCAATACATGATCCTGTACTGACATTGTTTTTATCTATAAAATCTTTTGGGCCACCAAAATTACTACAAATCGGAGTATTCCCAAAAGCCATTGCTTCAAAAGAAGGTATTGACCAGGCTTCACCATGAGACGGACATAAAAAACAATCGCCATATTGATGTAATGAATATATCTGTTCATCAGATGCGTTTTCAGAAATTACAATTTCTTTAATATAAGAATCTATATTTTTATATAATCTTAGCTTTTTCTTTTCTTCTACTAATATTGAATCGAAAAACTTTGATGTTTCTTGTGGGGATAGTCCAAACTTTTTAATTTTGAATATTAAAGATACGGGTTCAGACCTATCAAATTCGCTATGAAATGCTCGGATAATAGATCTTATATTTTTCCTATCATTTAAGTCACCTATGTAGTAAAACTTAAAAGTATTTTTAATATAATCTATGTTTATTTCTGAATATTTTTTTGTATAATTTTCTATATTAAAACAGTGCGGAATAATTTTAATTGGTGGATTTAATTTATCTTTTTCTAAAGAATTTGCAAGATCGTTATTTGGAACCCAAACTTCATCCATTTGTTGCAAATAGTTTAGCCACCCAAGATGCTTTATGCTTAAAGACTCTGAAACAAAAAATGCTATATTTTTTTTAAACTTTTTTGTCCCTACTAAATGATGTGGCAAAACATGCTGAATACAATAATCGCAGTCTTCTAATGGCTTTTTTTCAAGCTGTAATATTCTTTTATTTACATTAGTAGAATCTCTGGTAAGGGTAACATTTCTACAAACAACATCAATTCCAACAGAATCCATTGCTAAAATATAATTTTTAGCTGCTTCTGCCCACCCTGTTTCTTCTTTATAGTGACCAATATATAATACTTTCATTTAGTTACTTTCTATATAAAATAACTTTTTACAGTTAATTATATCTGATTATAGATAATCAAATTTATTTAATAATTTATTTACAAAAACATCTTGACAAGCCTGTGCATTATATTTTATCATTTTATTTTATTTTATTTATTCTTGCTTGTTCCCATTGATTTCTTCTATTGCAAAGATTAAACATTTGGTTATACGCAATATCAAAATTGAATTCACTTCGGCTATTCATGCCGTCAAAAGCGGCAGAAAATTCATTAAAGTACATCCCGCCAACATTGGATGTTGTAGAACGATACATTAAATCCCGAGTAAGCCTAGCTTCAAAAAAAGTATTTAAACGCTCTGGCTCACAAAGAACATTTATTATTAACCATTTGGCAATGTCACTATGCGTTGTATTTGGCGGAATTTCTACTTTTGGTGATGGTTGCTTGATTCTTGGGGGCGATTTCCAAGTTGTTTCTAGTGGCAATGATTCAACGCTATCAAAATAATCTTCCCACTTTTTGCCACTAAGATGCCACTGAAAATGTTTTTCAAAATTTTCTCTTGTTCTTTTCCCAATGTTCCTTTGCTCTTCTTTACTCTTTGAAAAGAATTCATGAAATAATTTTGCAGCAAGATCATTGTCTGGAACCGCCCGCATACATCCAGTTTCAAGTTCCTTATAAAGTGCTTTTGGCTTTATTGG